CTTTTAATGCTTTTTCATTAATCTGGGCTTTAGTTAATTCTTTTAAAGGAGTTCCGGGAAGAACTGGTTTTGCACCGGGTACTCTAATCATATTACCAATAGCCCTGAAGCCTGCACCTGCTACAGCACCTCCAAACATTGAGTCTGCTACAACACTTAATCCCTCTTGCCAAGCAGATACACCTGATGCTACACCAAGATTAACAGCACCTTCTACCATGTCCCCAGTTCTAGTACTCATAAACTGAGTAACGGCATTTACTGCTTCACCTTTTTTATTTATCTTATCCTTGGCTAGTTTAGTTGCTGTGTTCTTTATACCTTTAGTTACAGCATGTCCTGCCATTAATGGAATAGAGTGACCTCTTAGCTTTAGTAATGTATTACCTAAATGTGCGGCTCTTCCTACTTTAGTTAGTACTCTAGCACCGGGTATATAACCTACGAATCCAGCAAGGTGACCAAGACTTCTGGCTATTCTTTCCCAAGATGTATCAGGCTGAGCCTGAGCATCACCATGGTCTATATTTAGAGTAGTAAATCCTGCTACCCAACCCTTACCTGCTTGAGATAACATACTACCGAAGCTTGTTTCGGCAGCTTTTATATCGGGGGAATCTATTTTATAGTGCTGAGCATGTTCTCTTAATAACTCAGACTGCTCATAATCAAATTGATTAGGGTTTTGAGAGTACTGCTGTATCAGAGCATTTGTTGTTTGCTCATCTAATGTCGGTTCAAATCCGAATCTGACTGACATTAATATCCTCTAGTCAGTTAAATAGTCTAATAAGGAATAAGCTCCTAATGCGACATTGGCAGCTACTTGGACTCTTTTATTTGGAAATTTATTAGCTAAAGCCTGTAAAAGTGCTGGACCTCCTAGAGAACCTGCACTTTCTACTACACTCTCTACATTTTCACCAGCATCTAAAGCTCTTGCAACATCACCAAATAAATTACCAATCATAGGAGCTTGTGCACCCCATCTAGCGGTTGTTTTACCAAGTCTCCATGCCTTACTTGATGTTTTTCCTTTAAATTCGGCTTCTGTTTGAGCCCTTGCTTGACTTAAAAGACTTTTCTTTTTCTTTGGGTCCATCCACTTTAAACCTTTTAGGTCCTTACCTTCTGGTTTATAAGTAGCATTTGCCCTCATCTTACTAACTTCAGCCTTTCTTCTATTGATAGCCTTTTGTTGTTTTTTTATTTGTTTTTCAGTCTTCTTAATTATGTCAGAAGTTATTGTTGTTGTCCCTTTCTGCTTCTTTAGTTTCTTAAGGTTATTCTGTTCTTGTTTAAGGGAAGCTTCCATCTTCTTAATAGACTTATTAACTATCTTAATATTTTTACCTTGTATCTTATCTAGCTTGGGCTGAACGGTGCTTCTAACCCTGTCTCTCATTGCTTGTTTTGCACCTTGGCTTTCTACATTCTGAAGCCAGTCTTGTGCCTTCTTACCTCCTTGGTATGCCATAGCTATACCCCCACCTACTGCAGGACCATATAATCCAAGCCCTGCCCATCCTCCGGGAACAATTGGCTTACCCTGTGCTAGTCTTTTTTCCATTCCATATGACATCCACCTTTTTTCTTCTAGCTCTGGGTGATAACCTGCATCTCTTAATTGTTGTTTAGTTTTTGTATCAGCAACATCATACCACTGTCTAAATTCTTCTGAACCTGCTTCACCTTTCTTTGGTACTACTTTATATATATTACCTTTCTTTGTTAGGTCTACTCCCATAAGCTCTGCTCTTTGACGAATAGACTGAATTATTTCGTTATCTCTTTCTTGAGTTTTGCCTTTAATAAAATCTTGAACCATATCAGGAGAAGCATGGCTACCAAAAGCAGCCTCTAGGTCTTTAGGAGTTTGAGTTAATTTTCTATAATGGTCTTTAACGCTTAATGGTTTATTGCCTAATTGTATTTTACCATCATCATCATAAGCATAATCATCTGATGTTTTTCCCATATTCCCTGTTTTATCAAGCCTCAGTAACATGTTCTGAGTTCTCTGCATCTGCTTCATTTTTCTGAAGTTTTGTTGTGCAGTATTTATCTGTTCCCAGAGAGGGCTTCCACCCCCACCTACAACACTTGCTGGATTAATTGCCATAATTAGCCCCCTATGGTGTACCTGTTTTAGCAGCTAATAGACTAGATAATACACCTTCAACTCCACCACCACCTCCGGGTAAGGCACCAATCAATGTACCTGCTGCCCCTTGGATGAATTTATTCTGAGCATTCTGATTATGCATATTAGTCATAGCTAATGTTTCGTTAATATCTCCTTGCATACTTCCTAGGTTCTGAAATATATTTGATGATTGATTTAAATAATCACCACCTAGTCTAAAATTTTTCATTGTGTCTTGCAGTCCAAATCTATTAGCCTTCATCATATTAGTAAAAGCGTTATTGGCTTGTGCTTGTTGTAATAATCCTGAGCCACCCATACCTTGTTGAGCAGCCATTTGAGCTGCCTGTAGACCACCTGTAGCAGTAGCATCAGCAGCAGCGTCTTGTAGTAATTCTCTTGATGCAACATTAGTAGCACCAGAGAAATCCATTAACTCATTACCCTTACCTGCTAAGGTTTGAGCATTAAGCGTCATTGGATTCGTATACTGGCTCATACCAGCATTTAATTGTCTTTCAATTGCACCTTGGTCTAATTGACCTGTGAGTCCTCTCCAGAGTTTTTTAAGCATACCTTATTTCCTCAGTGTAAATGTTGAGCCACCTGAGCGAACCCAACCATCCTTTGATTTAAACTCGACATAATGATTGCCATCTTCTTTTACAACCCTATAACTATTCTTTTGCTTATCAGCATTCTTAGCAGAGGCAGATTCTCTTGTCCCTTTTAATGATTGCTCAAGGACATCAATTCTATTAGATAATTCTCTTAGTTCTTGTACTAAAAGAGGGTCTTCTAATCTACTCAAATCTTTGTACTCCTTGCTTTTAATGGTCGCAAATGAACACCTATAGATTCTAACTCCCTAGTACCTGCATCATCTACGACCCTCAATTGAAGCCACTTAGCCTTTTTATAGGCTGAAGCAAGACGGTTAGAAGTTAATGACTGATAAGTTCCTACGCCAGAAGTTTTATAAGTTGTTGCTAAACCATTACTTCCCTCTACATGCACCTCTGTAAAGGACTTATCATAAGTATCAAGTCCAGCAGTTATTTTCTTAGAAACAAACTCCCAAGGCTTTCTAGTAGAACTTGTTCCTATTTGTGCTAGTTTTCCGTCTGATGCTAATATATCTCCATACTTACCCTGAGTCAATGATTTTATCCTATTAGAGAAACTCCATAGGTCCCATCTACCAGTTCCCACACTGTAAACCCAAGCATAACTGTTACTACTCACTTCAAATACTACAATCAAAGCCTTTCTTTGACCGTCAAACGCTAGTTTCGGTGGAGTAGTTTCAAGAGATGTGCTTATACTATCCCATGTATAATTATTTAAGCTACTATTATCTGTAGTCCAGATAGGTCCACTAATAACCTTAGCCTTTCTACCATCATGCTGATAAACACCATGCTTATCTGCAAAAAACATGCCAAAGTCAGTAGCAATAACACTATCAGCATGTAAACAACCCATACCATCTGTACTATCTATGATAGATAAATTGTTTGGATTGATTGTATAAACCTTTGAAGAACTAAAAGCAAATAACACATTGTTATAAGACTTTAACGCAGTAGGTTTCTCTGGTAAGGCTACATATTCATTAGCCCAATTAAAAATACTAAACTTACCTGCCTTACTTCTAAATATATAATTACCAACATTAGCAATCTCTGGATTATTTGCGTCACAAACGAACAAGTATCCAGCACATTGCTCTGACTCTCCATAAGATAGGTAATTGTTAGTCATAACAGGAGACAACCCAGTATTAGCCTCATAAGTTCCAAAACTCTTACCTTGGTTATCTATTATCTCATACTTTAGATAACCATTACTAGAGCTTCTCCAATTTGCACCATCTAATGAAACTCTTTCTACTAATTGATAATCTAAATCTGGCTCTGTAGCAGAAGCGTCCCAAGCCTTACCTCTGTATACATTAATATGAGACATCCTTGGTCCTAGTTTATCTGCTAATACTTCTATAGTAATCTTATGTCCATTCTTATTTGGATTATTACCTGAGTTTGTATATATAGTTTCACCTAAAACAGTTTCCTGATATCCATCAAGCATTAGAGATATTCTATAAAAATTCTTATAGTAATCGCTATCCTCATCATAATCTGGTGGGTCATTACTAGTATTTAAATCTGCTCCCGGATGTACATTGTTTTGGTCAAGGTCACTAACACCAGTATCTCCTACTGTTATCTTGACAGTAGAAAGTAGAGCCCATTCTATCCATGATGCAGATTCTAAACCATCAGGGTCAGTATATCTTAAGGCAAATGAATCTGGAAAAGTAACTGCTAACCATTCAAAAGAACTTGAAGCATAGTTCCAACTTTGTGATGCTGGAATAATGGGACCCGGTTTACTTTCAGCAGGTGTAAATATCTTAACATCATCAAGACTTTGATTTAGGAATGCTCTACCATCTTTATTGGTTGATGCTAACCAAGCATCACCTATTGCACCTATATCAAAGAACATAATATTCTTATCATATGTGACACTTAATCCTTGTGGCATAGTGCTATTTGTATTCAATGGAGCAACTGCATTTATAGCATTAACCTCTTCCCAATTGGAACCATCTCCAATAAAGGTTATACTTGCTTCATCATCGGCATTAGAACCAGAGTTTACTGGCTGTTGCATAATCTTTCTTTCAGTTGTCTTATCTCTCTCACTGTTGTTTATCATAATTCTTTTAACACCAGTAGTTGATGATGTTGTATTACCTGCAGTGTGGTTAGCACTATCTCTCCAAACAATAATATGAGAACCTAAAGCTGTGTGCTTACCCTCTTGATACACTAATGGTCCGACTCTTTTCCATATAGAAGAACTACCTAAGTATTGGTCACCATCAGAACTTGAATCATAATCCATAACTGGGTCAGACCAATCATCAAATGAGTTTACAACATAATTTATTAATAGACCTATTGCTTCATCACCTGCTTTATTAGCCCATATACACAGTCCTCGTTTTGCTGGTAGTTGCTTTAGTTTTAAAGTACCACCATTACCTTCGAATCCTGCGTTCATTATAGCTAATCCACCATTACCACCTTGTCCATCAGGGTCTTCATCCCACCATTCTTCTTCTAACCATGTATACCAATAAGGAGTGACTTCCTCGTTATCACTCAGGCTTGATGTTGTCATAGTAGGGGTCATATTAGTCATGGCTAATGTTGTATATCCATTAGGAGGGATTGGACTAATTGCAGATGCAACTGATGCACTCCTCCAAACAAAAGCCATTCTATTAGCACCCTCACCAAAGCATTTATCTCTTACATTTTTGTCCTTATTATCATAATCAGCGTCAGTTGCAGATACATAAAGTATATTATCTAATAGGATTATATCACTTGGTACAACCTCATCTTTTACAAAAGGACTCAGCCATTTCTGGTTATCATCAGCACCTTGTAGTGAGTAAACTCTATTCTCATGCAAGTCCATAGCAGTTCCACTAGCATTAATAGCTACACATTTAACTCCATAATAAGATGTAGCATCATATAGAACCCAAACTTCATTACTTACTAGGTGGTCTAAATAAATAGCAAGTATCTTACCACCCACATAGAAACTAGATTCTATTCCTTTATCTCTCCTTGCTTTTAACAAGTAAGAACTTCCTTTAACATATCCTACTACTAGCTGAGCACCTGCAGTTAGGTCAACATCAGATGAGCCAGCATCTGCTGCACTAGCAGTGGGCAATACAAACTGTTCTAATTGAGGTAATACTGATGTATCTAACTTCATTGCTCCATCAGTTACTGTTAATTCTGTTCCTCTATTTTTACCAAACTGTCTAATATTTGGATACCCTACATACATAGGTGGTCTATTTGGTCCTAGTCCAATATATGTATCATCACCTCTTGTTACAAAGGTTGGTTCCTTATCAACTGCTGGAGTAGCTAAATATGTTTGTTCTGTAGGTACTGTACCCATATTTGGATTTTCATCGTATACATCCTCAAGAAATGAGAATTGCTCTACAGACTTATCCCATCCAAGTATATGAGTTTTTCCTTCCTTTTCTAAAGTTATTGTCTTATCAGAATGGAATACTTTTTGTGGGTATCCTGTGAACATAAACTTCAAATAAGATTCTGAACTAGCTGGAGCAGGTAGACTATTAAAGTTAGTATTCCAATAAAAATTAAGTCCATTCAATCTTGTGTGTGTATATGTATTACCAGAGCCTTGATGGTCATTACATAATTGAAATACATTATCATTATAGGGACGACATAGATACTTAACAACAGAATCTACTTTAGTACTTCCACTTATATTATCTAGGTAAGTAGTAGCATCTAGTGCAAAAGCCTTAACACTAACACCTTCAGTACCAGTAGTTATACTAGCAACCTTTCCAATGTATCCATTACCTGCACTTGATATATCTGTTTGACCAGTTGTTTCATATAGATAGTCACCAACCCATATTGGTATACCTGTTGCATGGTCAGAGTAAGTACCATCTCCATTATCAGACCTAACCTTAACTGCTGTACTAGTTCCTTGGAATTGTAAGTTTATATTCCTATCCCAATTAGTAGTTATAACTTGAAACTTTGTAGTATTAGTTACCCCCGTTGGGAATACTTTTACCAAGTAATCAGTCTTTATAGTACCAGTATAAGTACCACCTACAGTTATGTTTTCCTGATAAATCTGAGCCATTAATCCACTATACCTCCACCACTAGGAACTATATGGGTACCAAGTGATACATCGCTTACTCCCTTAGCACTAGCACCAAAGCCACCTACTGCTGATAGATATAAGTCACCCTTCCTACCTAGAACTTTACCATCACTTGCAATTGTTTCTACATTTAAAGAATAATCTGCAGCCTCAGATGGTATATCCTTAGAGTCTGGTGTTGCCACTATACCTACATTGAAATGTTTTATTTCTGCTACTTGTTTAGGCATTGCCGTCTATTAACTCCCCATCAACAACTGTTTTACCATTGATAATCGCACAAAGTTCCACATTAAATTCACCTTTATCATAGAAGTTCACGATTGCAAAAGCGTGTTGCCAATTGTGTTGTCTGTTATTGAGCCATACATTTGCACTAGCTCCCATATCTTTGAGGCATCCAATACTCCATGCAGACTTGGGTCCATCCATATGAGTGACTGTACTTTGTTGTATGTCATGGTGGTGCCCATACATGACATTACAGCCGAGGCGAAGAAGATGATTTCTAGTGTGATTAATACCAGCAAAGTGGTGACCGTGGTAAAAATAAAGATGACCGATTTTAAAAAGCTGTCCAGCAGGATGGTATGTATAACCACGCTGTTTAAGGCGAACTGCATCCTTAAATAAATAGCCCTCAAGATAGGGATTCTCATCCACAAATCTATTAAGCCAATCATCATGGTTTCCTTCAGTGATATGGCGTTCTTTACAACCTGCTTTATCAAGTGACGCATCTATTAAATCCATCCCCTTATTTACTTCTTCTATCTCCTTAACAACATAAGGAAGTTGATATTCTAATGGTGGTCTTTTCTTCTTCTTCCATTGCCAGTGACTTACTGACTCCCATTCTCCTGTATCTCCGAGGTCCACATAAATATCTGGTTTAACCTTTTCAATTGCTTTACAGACAACATTGATAGCTGCAACATCATGCAGTGGAAAATGTTTATCTGGCGTAACAATAACACGCTTTAATTTGGTCCTTCTTGCCATGCTTTTTCCCAATCCTCTTCAGTAATTTCTATTTGTGGTGCTGCATTTAGGAGTCTTTCGGTCTTTGCTCTAGTGAACCTTAACATATGTTCATTGCAATGAGTACACTCCCAAATTAATGGCTCTTGTATAGTTCCAATTATTTCTATACCTATTATATCTTTAGAGCCACAGTAATAGCATTCTTCTGGGCATTTATCAGTCCTTTTAGTACCTTGAATATTAAAGCCATCAATCCTTTTCTTCATGTTCATCTTCCTAGCTTTATTATCCCTAACAGGGATTCCCCAACTATTCTTGTATATTTTAGTGGAGCTCACGATATTAAGACCAAGGAGGAGAAAGTCAAACTACTGCTCGCCCCACTAAAATTATTTACCTTTAAATACACCTTCTAATATATCCGTAACAACATCTACTACTTTTTCAAAGAATAACTGTTCTTTATCCTCTGATACGAAAGGTATGTCAATTCTTTTGTTTATAGCAGTTGCAATCTTTTCAGACATTTCATCTGAAGCTAAGTGCTTTACAGCCTCATCTTGCATTTTTTCTGCTTGTTCTTCAGCTAACTTTATAAGCATTGACTTTATGTCTATAGCCATTTAAGACTCCTTTATTTTCTTTATTTTATGTGTAAGATATACTATCTGCAGTACACCTATTATTACCATCAGAGCCCACGGGATTGCATCCCACATCAAGGCTCCCATACTTGCAAAACTTGAAGTTGAAACTTTTAAACTATCCATTAGTGTTTACCATTTATCCTGCTTAAGCTACCCTTTATTTCAGATACTTGATTATCTAAGTCATTAATCTCTTTGGTCATGCCATCAAACTTTCTATCTAGTTTGTCATCTGACTTGTTCCATCTGTTGATTAATTTAATTATCATCCCCTCCATATTCTCTAAAGTTTCACTTTGACCAGCGTTTTCTATCTTCAGTTGTTCAAGAGTTTCTTGTTGCTTCGCTGATTTGTTACTTAAAGATACTACTAAATATACAAACATTGCTCCAACAACTCCAATCATTCCTGCTTCGCCATATATAGCCAAAAAATCCATTTATTACCTCTACTTTTTCTTCTTTCCTAATGCCTTTTGATACCATTTTAGGTCTGCCTCCATCTCAGCAAATTTTTCATTTTCCTCTGCTATATGTTTCTCTACAAGCTCTGTAATTGATTTATCAGCATCATTGACTCTACGCTCAAGCTCTCCAATCCTATGGATAACCTGATAGTACGAATAAACAAGTCCAGCGACAAGTATAAGCATTTGACCAAGCCACTTAATGTTAATACTAATAACGGCATTATCATCCACGACTGTCCCACGATATGACCTTGCTGTCTTAGGTTTACTTGCTTCACTCATGATACCTCACTTGAATGGAGCTCCAGAAATCCATTGAACTAAGGACTTTCTCTCCCCCTCTAATATAGGAGTAATTCTATGTAAATAGAAAGAAGGAAATAGAACACATCGACCCTTCCACATCTCTATTTGTATAGGGTCTTTGCCATTTAGAAATTCAAGGTTACCACCTTTAAATTCATTATTATCACTTAACTGTACTATCGCACTAATCTTTCTATGATTTATACCATCACCACCTATATCAGTATGCCAGTCATAATGACCATCTGGTGCTTTATAATGAGTGTATTGGCATTCATCCTTAAACCCTTCAATATCAAATCCCCAGATATCATCATTGGCTATATTAACCCAGTGCCATAATTTGTCGTATATCCATTCATAGTTAAAGTCAATCCATTTTATACTACTTTTTCTATACTCTTCATTTACATTACTATTAGCTACTATAGTAGCATCTTTATAGTCTAAACCCTTTACATTGAGTTCGATTCTTTCTATCTCTTCATCAGATAGAAATTCATTTATAAACCACCAATTCTCTAGTACTGATTTCCTAGTTGGCTTTGCGTAGTGTAACATATATCCTCCTTAAATCTCGTCATCATTTGGTGATATCCATTCTGATGTAGATAATAAACTTAAAATCTCTTCATGGTCCATAACTCCAGTAATGCTTGATAAAAAGTCAGGCTTACTACCATGGTATGCTAATATGCACTTTGTTTCATCATTACTCCATCTAATATGATTAGCATCTTCTTCTTTTATTAAAGAATAGTCTATGTCCATAGCATCGTATTGGGCTTTTGTTATAACAAGCCACTTCCTATTTAATTTAGTGTCCAAAACGGTGCGTAGCAAAGTGGCTATAGTCTTCTTGTACTTCAGAAGCAGAGAGGTCAGTATCCCAACATCTTACTGTTGCTATTTTGCCATTAAAAGGGTTATCGTTATCACCAGTCTCTTGCATACCAAGAACGGTACCGGGTGATTTTCCACCAGAACCAGTCATTGTTCCTGAATAGGTTTCAGTATCTACTAATGAACCATTTATGTATAGCTTAACAGTAGAGGTAGTACCAACTTTAACAGCAGTAAAACAAAGATGAGTCCAGACACTGTTACTTCCATCATATGTTGCTGGTATTGTATTCGCAGTATTATTTTTAAAACAAATCGCTAACCATTTACCAGTACTTTTTTTCTTTAACTGAAATACCCTAGCTCTTCCAGCAGGGTCATCACCTGATACTATTATTCCATTATGGTTACTATCTGACATAACCCATGCAGAAACTGATAATCCACTATTTGGGTCATATGTAAATTTATTTCCAGAATTATTGGTAATAGATATATAATCATTAGTGCCATCAAAATCATACCATCCATATATCCACTTATCTGGGTCTCTAGTCCAAGTTGGACCAGCCTTTGCACCAGAGCCACTATTTGAAGGTCCTTCTGACTTTATTATATCAACAGGACTACCATACTTAAAACTACCTTCATATGTTTGAAAATTGCCATCAATCTTATTGTTTTGCATAAAGTCATAGCTCCACAATAGGTTTGCATGGTCAGGACCTGCTATTTTATTAGGATAAACTCTTATCCAGTTATTACCAGTTTTTACATAAACAAGAGCATGTCCTTGCTCACCAGAGCCAGTTCCCCATTCATCTTCACCGTCATTCCTAATATATACATTAGAACCACTATTCATGAACTTAGACCAAGCACCAGCCTTTTTTATTCGTGTACTTCCGTATATATCAGCCATTAATATTGAAACCAGATATCGCCATCAGAACCATCACTAGCAGTAGGAGCATCAGTATCTACATGAATTTTAAATTCACCACTTCCTATGATGTCATTTGTAGAATTTGATAAACCTGTACCAGATGGTCCGGTTGGTCCAGCAGGTCCGGCTGGTCCTGCAGGTCCAGAAGGTCCAGATGGTCCACTACTACCTGTCGGACCCGGAGGTCCGGGAGGTCCCGGAGGTCCATTACTTCCATCAGACCCGTCATCACCATCAGCACCAGCAGGTCCCGTAGGACCTTGAGAACCCGTTGGTCCGGGAGGACCGGGAGGACCATCAGGTCCAGTGGGTCCTGTTCCACCAGTAGGTCCAGTACCTCCGGTTGAACCAGTAGGTCCCGGAGGACCGGGTGCACCAGTTAAATCTGATTTCTCAGACCAACTGCCACTCTCTTTATAGTAAATCTTTTCAGTACTTGAGTGGTATGCAAAGTCTCCGTTCTTACCAGTTCCACTTGGAGGTGCACCTACACTAGTTGAGAAATGCCATGTAGCACCATCATCACCATCACTACCATCAGAACCATTAGAGCCATTACTACCACTTGGTCCTGTGGGTCCAGCTGGTCCCGGTGGACCCGGTGGTCCCGGTGAACCTGTTGACCCAGTTGGTCCTGCTGGTCCTTGTGCCCCAGTGCTTCCTGTTGGTCCTGTTGGTCCCGGTCCACCATCATCTCCATCTTCACCTGCTGGTCCTGTTGGACCGGTTCCTCCAGTTGCTCCTGTAGGACCTGTTGGTCCTTGTGAGCCAGTAGGTCCGGGTGGTCCGGGTGGTCCACTAGAAGTGTCATCTGTTGTAAGTATTCTTTTCCAAGTAGCCATTACTTCTCTTCTGCAAGTTTATTGTCCCTAGCCATGGATAACTCAGTCTGATGTTCAACTTTATCTAGTATTTCAACAAATTTCCTTACATCCTTACCAGATATAGTTAGCATTTCTAAAGCTTTTATTAAAAACATCCATTCTGTTGTCTCCAATCGCTTTTTACGATTACTCATAAATCCTCCTTTTAATCCTAGGATTAAGCTGTTCTTATGTAAAGGTCGTAGTTACTTCCTGAATTTACCCAAAAAGAACCTGCTCCATTAGCATTATCACTTGAACCCGGTGCACTACTACCATGTACTACCATTTCCATTATCCTTGCAGTTACTGAAGGACCTTTATTTACCCAGTAATCTTCACTTTCATCCCACATTAATGTAACATTTGTTGAATCACCTCTTTCTATCTCGATACCAGCATCTTCTGATGGGGTACCTGTAGCGTTGTTATTCAATACCATAATGTTATCATTGATTGTGACAGTTTCAGTGTTAACAGTAGTCGTAGTTCCTGTTACTGTTAGATTAGCTACTGTAGTATCGCCTGAGAATGTCTTATTACCAGCAATAGTTTGAGCACCTGATGTCTTTACAACCGTACTATCGGCTGAAACCGTTATAGTATTTCCAAGGTTAGTTACATCACATCCTGAACTACCTACTATTGAGAAGTCAGCACTTCCACTATCATCAGATGCTTTACTACCTGCACCAGAATCTGTTGTAATTGTTACTGCAGTAATATCTCCATCACCTGTACCATAACCTTGAGCTGTAACCCAGTCATAGACATGGTCACCAGTTGGTATTGTTGTAGCACCATCTGATACTGCACCGGTATCAACATTCAATGTGACTGAACCTGAGCTACCACCACCAGATAAACCAGTTCCTGCAGTAACACCAGTTATGTCACCTGAGTTAGCTGTCCAGCCTGCATCATTATCAAACTGACTTAGTGATATTTCAGATACTAGTTTTCTCTGTCCAGAGTTTCCATTATCTAAAAGTAACAACTCATCTTGTAATCCATTAACATCTGCTGTCATGTCATCAAGCTCAGAACCATCAAATGCTAATGAAACGCCACCACTTGAACCACCTCCTGATAAACCTTTACCTGCTGTTACTCCTGTTATATCACCTGCATTTGTAGTATAACCAGCTCCATTAGTAAGCTCGTTATTGTTAGTAATATAGTTTGCATTAGAATCCCCTGTAAAACCAAGGTCTGCTAGACTCATAGTTTGCTTTGAGATAGCCGTAATAACACCATCGGTGAGTGTTATCTGGTCGATATGTTCATCGGCAGCACAATCTATATCGGTATCCGTACCAATCTGCCCATTGACAGTTGAGCCAATATCAGCAGCAGTAAGGATTCGTTTCCATGTTGCCATAGTTTACTCCCTATGTTTTGTTAATATGTCAAGCTTTCCCTGCAATTTCATTTTGCAAATCAATGCAAGTTCTAATGCTTGTCCATCGTGTTTCGAGGACTCTACTAATTGTAGTAGGTACCCTACCTCCTTTATAGTAAGCTGACTATCTTCGTTTTGTTCTTTTGCCTTATTTTTGGCTATAGCCTGCTCACTTAAACTTACAATTCCCATAATTAAGTTCCTAAATATAATGCGTTATCACTTGAGTTATAATATATCTGACCTGCACTTACAGAACCGGGTGCTGATGATTGCCCCTTTACTCTAATTGTGCCATCACTATTCAGTGAAAACATAGAGGCACTATTATTTATAACTTCAAATAAGTTTCCACTAGAAACTGTGCTTGTTGTAGTAAACTTTAACCAAGATAAATCATTATTTATCCCAGTGTGTCCACCACCTATTACTAGCTCTACATCTGAAGTTCCATTATCTCTATAATATTTACCATCAGAATCTTTGTAGAAAATTAAATTCTTATATACATCCTTTATTTTATTTGGATGACTTAAACTTCCAGCCATTATGCATCACTCCATGTAGTTGATATTGGTGAGGAAACAGAACTATAGGTTGTACTAACCGGAGTTCCAACAGAAGTAAATGTTGTAGAGGCTACACCTGCTATTGTATTAAATAGACCTTGATTAAAAAAAGCATCATCCCTAACCTTATCAAAAGCCAAATTCAACAAGTCAAAGCTACTATTAAAGTCAAAGTAATTAATCATTAGAAATCAGTTTGTCCTATTAGTTTAAATGTTCCCGTTCTTGCTCTATAAGCATATTTCCTCCCATTCTTAATATCGTCTTCAAATTTTCCATTAAAATATTGTGCCATTTGTATACCTTCTGGGCTTTTTTCATACCCAATGGCTATTGCTTTATTAACTAATGCATCGTGGAATTGCTCTGGTATCTCAGGAGTTTGAGCTTCCCAAGCATCACTCGCAGATGGTAGGTCAAAATGGTCTGATTTCTTATAATAGAAAACAGTAATATTTTTTCCAGCAACAGTATCATCTGGGGAAGTAAATTGCTCTTCATCTGTTTTAGTTTCATCGTAATAACCAATCCAGATAGCACCACGCTCAGTCCACCATACCCATTGTTTTATAGTTGTTGACATTATGTTAAATCCCTTTTATGTGGTCTACCTAAAAATCTTTTTATTGACTTACCATCAAGGTCTACATTCTTTATTTCCATAATCTGGTCATCATTTCCTGATACACTTAAACTATAACCTCTTTGGTCTTTTACAAGAGTAAACTGAACAGCATCTTCTAATAATCTAGTTCTTGAGCAGTATTCATCCTGTGCTCTATTAACCATCTTAACAACTTCCTGTGCACCTAAGTTAGGATGATGTTGTTGTACTAATTCTACTATTTCTTTTAGTTTCACTTAGCCACTCCTCCACCAAGTTCTTTAGCTACAGAGTCCTGTCTTGGTATTCCAATTAAAGCCCATAGTTCATTTATCTTTGATTGGACTATTCCTAATTGGTTCTGTAACCATTGATAATCAGTGTTTAACTTACCAATTAATGTGGTAAAAAGTTGAATCTTTTTTCCTAGATTAGCTTGATATTCTTGAAGTGCTTGTCCTGCCTCTGCACTTTCTTTTGAAACTTCTGCTTGATATTTACTTAATTCTGCTTGATAACCTGAAAGAACTGCTGATGCCCTCTGTAGTTCTTGACTTGCAGTAGCAATAGTACCACTTAACATTTCAGGGTCCTCATCTATTAACCATTTCTGTGCTGAATAGATATCTGTTCCACTACCATCTGTATTAACATCTCCTCCTATACCTGATACATCATCTATTAATGCTTGTGCTTTATCTACTGCATCTTGATAATCTGCATGTATACTTGGTAATGCAGTTGTTATACCTAATGAGTCATCAAAATCTGCCAATGCATCAAATACTGTAGTATCATCTAAATCTGTTGGTAATGTAGTTGATAACTTACCAAGTCTTTGTATCAAAACATCCCTTGCTGCAATATGAAGTAACAAAGGAATAATACTAGATGGCATATTAGCAACTGTTTCTGCACCATCATTTACTGCACCCGGTTCTACTTTAGTGATATTTGCTTTCTCTGTACCAGTAGGCTCTGGATAAATTGTTACTTTACCTTCCTTTATCAAGTATACAGGAGATGTTTTAGGTGCATAATAGATACTCCCTGTATCTGTTACTTGATGCTCAAACTTTCTTTCTGTAGGTGAACAAGACCTAGTAAGATTATTTGTACTATCATGCCTTGTTACATTTAAAATTATTGTATTTATATCTACTGCACTTTGATATGTGTTATTAGCAACCTCTTCTACACTTGACATTGATTCAAGCATTTCAGGATTTAATTGAGCTATCCTTGCTATAATCTCATGCTGTGCATTAACTAGTGATTCTGCTATAGTAGTTGCATCATCTGCTGTTGGATTACCAGTTATTCTGCCTATTTTTGCTGTAAAGCTCATTACTTAGTTGCCCAATCCCATAAACTTTTTGCTCCCTTCTTCACTTCTGGTAAGAAACTAAGTGAAGTTATTGGAGATGTTGAAGCCAAAGGTGGGTAACCCATCATTACCTTTGGGCTACCATCTGGATTTTTTGGCATATCTGATGTATCAGTTACTCTATTCCACCAACCTTTTAGTCCACCAGCTTCTGGTTGAGAAGCTTCTGGTCTAGGACCTAATTTACTTATAATATCTTGATAAGCACCATGACTTTTATCACCATATGCTCCCCATCCATGTTTTGCTATATCTGATGAAACATCACCTACATTATAGCCCATGTTTTTCATTGTACTCATTAGAGCACCTAAATTCTTTAGATTTCCACCTTTACTCTCTAGCATTCCTTGAAAACCACCCTTGTCATCTGCCATTCCATAAGCATCATGAAATGTCCTCATAAATTCTACATCCTTCTCAGCCCAATCAGGTTGAGTTACCTTTGCAGGAGTAGGATTAGTATAATCACCAGTATCAGATTCCTGAGCGACATTTACAGCTTCCTGTATAACAGGATTATCTATATTGCCTACTTTTCTATCATACCGCTTTTCTTTAAGATATGATTGAATCCTATTCGCACTTTTCTTAAAAGGATTACCCAATGCAGTAGCCCAGTCCTGACCTTTTAAGAAATCTGCACCTTCATATTTACCCCAATGACCTGCTTTAGTAACATTACCTTCTTCATCAATTTGGTCAGGTGTATACCATCTATCTCTTATTTTTTCAGATAATATATTAACGGTATTCCCATCCTCATCTGTTCTTTTAAGTTGGTCAAAAATATTAGTAGGACCACCATATGTACCCATCCTAGATAGTACTTGATTTGGATTTATAGCCATCCTACTAACATCCCAATTTAATAATCGGCATCGCCTGCCCAATTAAAAAATTTCTTAACTCCTTCTTTTGCACCTCTATAAGCACTAGAATCTCCTAACCAAGGAGCCTTACTCTCGATATAGTCATCTATACCTTTTGCACCACTTCTGACACTACCAACTGCATCTTCACGCTGTTGTGTATTTGGTGAAAATTCAGGTGGCTTCAGATATGCTGGTCCAGCCATGGGGTTACCAGTTCCTACTGCTTCTGGAGCTGTAGACTGACCACGACCTTCACGGCTGTAAAGTTCTTCTTGACCACGAGTATTGATATTCAAATCATTGCTAATTGGTCCAGAAGTACCTGCAGTTAAATCACCAAGAGTCGCTCTGTCATCTCTGTGACCACCCTGCATTTTTCTAAGTGCTGCTAGTGATTGAGGTCCAAACCTTCCATCCTCAGCAAGAGGTTTTCCATCTGCACCTGTAAAACCAGCTTGGTTTAACATTCTTTGCATCTGTCTTACACTCTCTGCATTAGAAGGGTCGAAACCTTTAGCTAATCCACCTAGGTCCATCGTACCACCCTGAGAGCCTTCTCTTAGAACTCCCTCTGCTGTAGTCTGAGCAACATTTTTATATCTCTCAGCATCTGCAGTAGGAGGTCCAACTTCAGGAGCCATTCTCTCATAGTTAGCCTGAGCCATCTCAGCTTGTTCAACAGGACCTTTAGCACCCCACCAACCAAACTCTTCTGCTCTTCGCTTCTGTTCTGCTCTTCTAGCTTTATTTTCGGCACTCCAAGGATTAATCATTGCTGCTAATCTTGACATTATTTGCCTCTCTTCTTACTTTTTGAGTTAGGTGTCTTCGTTACGACTCTTCTACTATTGTTATTAGTTTCTTCCTTGCCTGATTGCCAAGGACCACCAACAGTATTAGAAGTAACCATACCCTTAGACACTATTTCCCCCTCTTATCATAAACACCACGAGTTACCTTTGGAGCTTTTTTAACTTTCTCCTTTGGAACTTTTACTTTCTTGGCGTTCTTTTTTTCGTCTTTTGCCATTGTAATCTCCTGTCCCTAGGGGGCTAATGAAAGCCCCCTAGATTAAGTCAGTTATTATGACCACTTCAGAATACAGTGAGTTTCTGGAAGTTGAATCTCAAGACCGGCTTCGGTCAAGATGATGTCTTTTCTTCCATCAACATTGTTATTCTGAACATTGGTAATAATGTGAGTATCACGATTGATACCATTTCCTGCGAGAGGGCGATAGTTGACATTCTTCATATCAACCATAACTGCGTAATCCTCGTACATTCCTCTAAATAGAGGCTCTGCAACAAAGTGAAGATTACCATAAATAGTATTAACAGTAGATACATTGTGACCAAACGCACCTTTGACATTCTGAATATCAAGTGCATAGCCATTAGAACCACCAGAGGTAGTTGCTGTATGACCTAGTGCAACTGTGTTACCCAAGAATGAATCAGCACCGAGTTTGTTCAGCCAAGTGATAACTTTCCTTGAAGCAAGTACAAGTTTGTTTCCACTATTCCCAGATTCTGGGGCGAAAACATCTTCCATTGCTGTTAAGAAAGCATCGTAGTCTGAACCAGAGTATGTGAAAGATTTAACCTTTCCATGTCTCTCAGTGTAAGGTAAGATACCCCAAGAGCGTCTTACAGGACCAGTTGCTGTGGAATCATCAGAACCGATACCAAAAAGCATTGCATGCTCGATATCCATCTTGTGTTCCATCAACTTTTCCTGCCAAACTCTCTTGTACTCATCTGCCTTACCACGATAGCGTGTAGCCATTGCAGTACCTGAGAACATAGGAATTGCTGTTTTAAAAATCTGCACATAACCCTCACGGTCGTACATTTCGTCTTTCCAGCCTTCAGGGTCGGTTCCACCTTCTGCGAAGGCACTTCCGATTACCTGACCTTTTTGGTCAGCTTCAACCTTAATCTTCGAGTCATCTGCAGGTGTAACTGCACCTGTGCCCGGAAGAGAAAGTGAAACAAAAGTAAGCTGGAGTCCTGCTGCAGCAGCGTCTGTGGATAAATCCGGTGCGGCTGCAATCTTGAATGTCGCAATATGTTCTGCAGCAGCATAACTACTACCGTTAGAAGCATATTTACATCCAATCTGTACCAACTGGTCTTCTAATAAGAACAGTGGTTGAACTGCTGTTGACACAGCTCTTCCATACTTGTCATAAAGACAATCAACGACAACCTTATCGCCTGAGCCATAAGCAAACGAACCACTTGAATAAGCAGCCGCTACTTCGTTAGTTGTTTTTACTTCAAAGTTCCTTCTCTGCCACTGATGACGCTGTTCCAAAAATTTGAATACAGGGTCGTCCGTGGATTTCTTAGCAACTTTTGAGAGATAGACAAAGAATGGAGACTGAGCTGGAGCCAATTCAGCAACTCTTTCGCCAAAGTTATACATCCGTCTACTATCATCGATAGAAGAAGATTGCATTGAGCCTCCAGCGTTTATGCTATATTGATTAGCCATTTTAGACTCCTTAAGTCTGTTTGTTCAAGTTACCCTTAGCTATTCCAAGGATTTTTACTTTTATAGTCAGTAATTAAATCATCCATGATTATATCCTCTGCACTCTTGGTGTTCTGTGCCATATTAGCACTTGATTGAACACCCATAGGCTGAGGCACTGACTGTGCTCTCTGAACTTGATTGAATTGGGGAGAGGGCTGTGCTGGTTGTTGAGCAGGTACCTGTCCTTTGTCCATTTGATACAATCGCCATAAGTTATTAACATTTAATGATTCAGGGGAACTCATTTTTTCAACAAAATCAGCTATTTCGGCATCATTGGCACCGTATTCGCTTTTTAATTGTTGAGAAATCTGATTAACCTGTTCTGCATTACGCTGTTCAGCTTCATATGCTTCCTGTTGTCTTCGTTGAGCTTCCTGTAGGGATTCTCTTTCCTGTCTTAGTAAGTCAGCTTCATATTCAACTCTATCACGATTCCATTCATCCATACTATCACGATACTGGTCCATTTGGTCCAAATATTGTGCAGAAGCAGAATTAGGGTCGTCATAGGCTTCAGCTCTGTTAAAGTTTACGGGTCTTGTTGGTTTCTCTGGTGAGTCACGAAAAGGTTCGGGTTCAGTGTCCTCAATTTCTGGTTGAGACTGAACTTCAGTAGGTGAGCCCTTAATAGTATCCTGTAGAATTGCCACAGTTTGCTTTAATTGCTCATTTTCGTTTTTGGCTTTATCTGCTTCAGATTGCCAATACTGATACCGTACTTCATCGTTGTTAGTTGGGTCAGCAAGTCTAACCTCTCCCTGAGGAACGGCTGAACCCTCTGCTACTGGTGCAGGTGCACTAGGCGTAGGTTCTGGTTCGTTCCCACCAACGGGGTTAAACACTTCGTCAATTACTTCCTCTGTAAACAGAGAATCTTCTAAGTCCGTTACTTGACCTTGTTGATTTTCTTGAGACATATCAATTTCCTCAATACGGAGCCCATCTAGTGCTGGGGTATCCTATTTTTTATTGCCAGCATCTTTCTTCGCTCTTTTGATTTCAGATGCTATTTCACTAGTAGCGTCATCAAGGCGTTTTTCATATATGGTTCCTGCTGCTTGTGCACGGTTAGAAACCTTATCGAGGTCTGCCTTAAATTTTTCAACCTCAACTCTTTGTTTAAGATTAACATTCTCTCTATCCCTAGATTGCATATCACCTTGTAACTTCTTGATTTGTTCTTGAGCACCTTGTAATTGAGACTGTAATTGTTCAATTGTGTCAGTTCTCATAAGAACGCCCTCGACATCGAAGATTTCAGTCTTCTTAAGAACTTCTTCTTTGTCTATCAATCCATTACGATAAGCATCCATATAGAGTTCGAGTTGAGCATAACGATTTGTAGGTAATGTAGACCCAGTAACAATTACTGCATCATAACTACCTATTCCAATGTCATTAAACTTTTGTATGGAATCAGTAAAATCGTCATAATAATTCTTGTTAATTAAATATTCGCTGGTCGTATTGTTGGGTTGCACCAGACGGATAACTTTTTCTTCTTGGTACAATTGTTGCATAAGTGGGATTGCAACAGCACACACCCGACTCAGACCAGCTTCTATGTCCATCAACTTTGATTTTATCTTTCTCTGACCAAAGTCATCAATAGATACTGTGGCTTTATAAGTATGAGGGGCGGCTTGAGAATTCCCCATCATTAACTCATAAAGACCAAGTTGGTGGTCAATATCTGATTTCGCAGTCTGTTCATTCTGATATAGTTCATTTGGTAGTGGAAGGGGCTGAACTGGCTGAGGTGCTCCTTGGTCGAAATCTACTTCGATTGCAACTCCCGGTTGAGACCATTTAGACTCAAACTCTCTCATATCAACTGAACCTGCTGGAACTAAAATCTTTACATTTGTGCTTGTGGTAGCATGAGCTATAATTAAAGAACGAGTCTTATTTATATACTCTTGCATATCCTTACACATTCTAATATCAGACATAGGATAAGGTGTCCTAGTGTGAATATTCATAAATGGTACTACTGGATATTTATCGGTAGGTAAAACCCTCTTATAAAGAAGTTGGTCACCCATAACTACTACTTGACATACTCTACAAGCATTTATTTCTACAACCCTTATTAATTCATCTTTTATCATTTGCTCTACAGTAACCTGTTCTATCTCAGGTTCTGGTGGTAATCCTTCAGTTGAGCCACCACCCTGTTGAGCCTGTTCTATCATTTGTGCATGAGCTTGCATTAATTGTTGAATAGTTTGCTGAGCTAAATCCTGTCTTATAACAGGTCTTCCCTCTATATACCAAGCTGGTTGCTGGATATAGGCTTGAAATTCCTCATCATCCATTACTGCTTCTCTACCTGTAAAAGACTCATGTATTCTATATCTGGATACCATTTCCTTATAGTATCTTTCATAACCTCTTACATACTCATCTGACTTACCAAGTGCAGAATCAGTCATTGTTTCAATATCTTCAGGGAATATTGCCTTTCCATCATGCTCTCTTCCAGTAGAAGGTCTATCAGAACTCCTATCGGATGTAGCATTTTTAATTTTCGAATCATACATAGGATAGAGTTTCTCAGCCTGTTTCTTTGTAAACATCCTTGATATAATGATGTTCTCAGCGTCATCTGCGAATCTATCCCTAGAATTAGGGTCTATATAAACATCTAATGGGTCCACATCTCTAATAACAACTTCACCCTTACCATTATCCCTTAATGGGTCTTGATAAACCATCATTACGCCCATACCACAAACATAGTAATCATCTACTACTCCACGAAGAGTTGATACACCATCTGATATATCCCACATATAAGCAAGTAATCCATTAATTAATTGAGCTACTTGATTATCGCTATCTTCTCTGGGTGATACTCTAAACTGGGGTCTGTTAGCAGTTAGTAATGCTTTTGCCATTTCTACTGCTGGATGAAGTCTATTTACTACAATTGGAGCTTGACCACGCTCTTTTAATGTACGAGCCTGTTCTTTTGTCCATTGCTGTCCTAGTCGAAATTCCCTATCTTCTTGGGCTTGAATAGCCCATTTTTCTCTATTATTGGAATAATCGGTAAAGAGGTCTTGGGTTTCCTCTACTAAACTTTTCTTAGATGTACTTTTCTCAGCCATAAGTTATCCATTTTGAAATTAGTTATTACATTGTCATCCAGTCAAGTACTTTTCTGCCAAAATTACCTGACTCATCGACAGGTGTAAAATGCTTTCTTCTACTAGGTCTTGAACCTTCTAATGCGGTCCATACTGCATCCATGACATCATCATGTTTACCACGGGGGTAAGATAAGAACTCAGACTGTGCTTCTATATCTTGAGGTCTGAAATAGAACTGTTTTTTAGCAAGAAGTGGTACAAGTGAAAGTAATCGCTCTGATTTTCTATTTCTGGGTTTAACGCCTTTCTCTAGTCCGGGGATATATAATCCTTCTTCTTGCATTTGTTTCCTAACAGCACTTCTCAATGCTTCCTGATATGCAACTGTTTCAATCTTCATCCTCTTTGGTTTGTATTTTTTAAATTGTCTTATAATAGCATCTGGCTGGTCACTAGGGTCTATCTTAGTTCTTACTATATTAATAACATAAACATTCCCATCATTATCTATACCTAGCGTTGCAATAACAAAAAAGTCAGCTTTCATAGATAATGAGGATGCTGGGTCCACTCCAGAGTATACTGCTACTGGTTTTAACTCTTCTTTATCATCGGGCAATTTTTTAACAAGTAGAGACTGTCCATCCCTAATTTCAAAATCATAGTGATGTATTTGGATATAATCTGGTTTAAAAGGAGCATCATCAGGAGATTGTGCTATATTCATATACTCCTGATAAAATCCATTAAGATTACCTACACTAGCAAACTCATCTTTAATTTGGAGTATTCTTTCTTTAGGAAACCTTGCTTCCCATAAACTATTCTCATCATCATCCCATATAGAATACCATAATACATCCCAAGCAGGTGATTCCTTAGCCCAACATAAGAAGCAATCTTCTGAGATTACAGTCCCAATCATGGCTATTCTACCATCATCTGACAATGATGGTATCACAGCCTCAGTTATCCACTTACGATTTTTAGCCCTAGCTTCTGGAGTGAATGCATTTAACTCAGATTCAAAGTCGTCAATAATAATAAGGTTAGGTCTTGTATCACCCTCAATGAATCCTCTAACCCGTTGACCAGTCCCCACAGCAATGATACGAGAACCATTTGCAAGAATAATATCATTATTAGTCCACCTACGAGCAGTAGAGGGACCCATGTCTCCGAAGTTTTCTGAGAATGTCTTTGAGTGTGAAAGATGGTATTTTATCCTCGATAGAAAGTTGACAGACTGGCTTTGGCTTTCTGATATAATGACAATGAATAAGTCTTCATCTTCGGGTTTAAATGCGACCTTCCATAAGGGGTAAATGAGAGACACAGTAGTAGACTTAGCAGTGCCACGGGGAGCTGCGATAAGTAGCCTCCGTTTTTCCTCGTTGCGAAGATGGGAATAAAGCTCAGTATGGAATGGTGGTATATCCCTATTGAGAGCAGTAGGAAAACACACTTTCCCAAAAAGACCAATATTTTCCCTAAACTTTTTAAGAACCTGAAGTTTCTGATACTTTTCCTCGTAGTTCTCCATTGCCTTCCGTTGTTTCTGTGAGTTTTAACTTTTGTTCCTCCTCCAGAACATCGGCTATTAGTTTTTTAGTTGATACACCCTCTATCTGTCGAGTTGTCTTTACTGTATCCTTATCATCCATACCATGTAATGACATAAGCTTTTCAACAACTCTCATCATATTTGTAACATCTTTTTTGTCTCGTGCCATCTGTATAGCTTCCTCCAACAAGTCCATGACATATTCACGGTCCTTACCAGAGTCTTTTAATAATACATCTAATTCTTCTCTTACCACTTTCTTAAACTCCTCTGTTCTTATTCTTCGTTTCCAGCGTCTTCTTTGCTGGGGAGTTGTTTGACCCATGACCATATCAATAGCAAGGTCTGCATCAAAGTTTGTTGAAACATATGCGAGGGCAAGGTTTTTCCATCTTTCGGAACGAGACTGTACTTCAAGGGCTGGTTTCCCAGAGAGGGTCCAAGGGGTAGACCTGCCCTCAGCATAAAATTTCTGAGTCTTGTATTTCGGATTGTGCATAATGTAGCCATAAGGGGTTCGGATATACAATGTGGCTTGACTTCTATCAGATTCATACTTTTTTCTCTTTAATACTAATGATACATAGTTATCATCAGAAACGCAGTATTCTCCCTCTTGAGCGTCTTTCCAATGTTTGCATTGTATTCCCTTTTCCTCTGCTTCCTTTAGAGTATACACGGGATAAGACTTTCTTCCCGTCTTGTGGTTTATGCTTATCTCGAACACAGTCGTCACATAAGCCATCCCTATTCATTGTAGGCTTATCACAGCCATGACAATGGAATGGGGTAGGCATTACTTAGTCTTTTTGGTATAAAACCAATTGTTTGTTTTTTCCCACTGACCCTGTTCCCATAATTTACTATTATAGAAAACAAGTGCGAGAATTAAGAATAACATTATTTCAGTCATTTAATAATCCTTTCCTAGTGCTCCGTTAGCTTCGTACTTGTCGACCCTGTCCTTTAACTTAATAAGTTCAGTAGCAACATATACACAAGCATCTAATATCTCCTCCAAGGATTCTTTAATCATATCTCGACCATCAGTTAGTTGCATGTCTTGCCTGTATTTACGCTGACCTACATCTAAACGATGTGATATTAGTTCTAATACTCTATCATTGGTTCCCTTTACAGGAGTCCAATCTGCTTTTTTAGGTGGGTTAAACATGTAGAGCCCTCCTGTACCAGCCATACCAGAATTTCTCCTGTTCAGGCTTATTCACAACTATCTCTGCGAATTTTAATACTCTGTATGCTCTGAGTCTATTGACTTCCAGCTTTTTAATGTTGCTGAGCGTCTTTGGACCCACTTTTCCATCAATGACCAATCCTGCTTTGTATTTGCCATTAATAGCCTTTTGAAGCACTCTACCAGCACCTCTAATGCCAAAATTGACAACCATATCAAAGTATACATGGCGTAGGTACTCTGGTAGGAGATAAGCCTTAGATGGTTTCCAATAATGTAGATAATACAACTCTTTAGCCCTATCAATGGTTAAAGCCTTGATATCTTCTTTTGGATAAGCCTTCTTGCTTATTCCGTACTTAGTTTCTCCTCCCCTATCTGTAGGGTCGTCAACATAGCCACCTTCCGATTCTATAACCTGTTCGATTATCTCGTTAAAGTCTTCACTATACATATGACCTCCTTTTGAATTGTGTGAAATGCTCTTAATGCGAAGAGCTTTGCCTGAAGATACAATAGATACACACTATTTATCAACAGTTTTATTATCTGGAGTAACAGTCGGTGTGTTACCGGGTACAGTTCGTGCGACTTCACCCTTTTCATCCAAGATGTTAACTTTTGGTTTTTCTGCATCCTTAGCCTCTTTTACTCTTTTCTCTATAAACTCAGCAAGTTCCTTATCTTTTCCCATAAGCTCTACAAACATAGAGAATACAGCGAAAAAATCCTGGACTTGGTTATACAATCCGTTGAATTTAGTAGCAACTTCACGGATATATGCGTCATGCATGGCTAGGGTCTTATCCCTGTCTTTATTGGTAGGCTTTTTGCCCTTAGTTTTAGTCATTTGGGACCTCCTTACAGTCTCGGTTTCTTACTTAGGTACCTAAGAAAAATAAAAGCTTTACTTAATATTGAAATCCTTATATCTTAGCTAACTACTAGGCACGAAGCTAAGGCTTGTAAGCAGTTGTGTCAAGTTTTTTCGGCATAATTTTAAGATTTTCATACTCCATATGGTACCAACAGTACTTATCACCCTCTTGTAGGTCCAAAAACCAATGAACAACACTATCTTGGTCCTCTATTTCCTCAAATATTGTATCTGTAACCTCACCAGCATGGAAAATGGGGTTTACAGGGGTACCATTCCCTAAAAATCCACTAAAAAATATACAAAATAACGATATTGTTACGATTTTCATGGTCAGAAATTATAAAGACAAAGTCGTTGAAAAAAGGTCATTTGTCAAAATTACCCGTAGAATGGGAGTTCTTGATATACACTCGCAGGTACCCCGTCTAATTTCACCCCCATGGGGTTCCCTCTGGTTGAAACTTAGTACATATGTAGGTCGTATCACTCTCTACTACCGCTCCCTGCTAGGATAGTTTTGTTTGGTACTTGGGCTGACTCCCCTAGTGCTCCCACACTCGATACTATTCACCTTTGGTGTGTGCTCACACATAGTTGAGGTAGCGTGGCTACTAGCGTCATACCAAGCCAAAACTATCGCTGGGATAGCCTAGCCCTATCCACAGTTAGCAGGGAGTTCCTAGCCTTATCTTGGTAGTAGAGGTAATACAGATAGTTCCTACATATCCGTATGCCCACATGTATTACTAATCTTTCGTAGACATACGGCTAAGTTTCATATCCTGATGAAACCTCCATGCCGAGGCTTCCGCCTCGGTTTCAGGGGCTCATTAGACGAGGTACTTATCTGCGTATTGCCCCCACTTGCACCCTAGTGCAATATTTCTATTTCTTAAATAGATATTATATTGCATACTATATGCTTATGGTAAGACTCGTCTTACGGCATATAGGCTTTTGTATATCAAGTTACTGGATATACTCGCTAATCTCTATTTAACAAAATAGGAGAAATTCTCTTCAATGCCTGATAAGAAAACTCTATCAGCCACTAAAGCAGATACATCCCATGAGGTGGACAAGTCCAGTCTCTATGAGGATAAATCTGTTGCAGAGAATCTATCAGATTTTGAACCGATAGAAATGTCCATACATAACCAAGAGGATGGAAAACTTGTTTATGACGCTGCGGCTAAAGCCGAAGTCTGGGTACAGACCATCATAGATGGCGTCAAACAGTATACCACCTCTTTATGGGTTACCATAGACTATAAGTGTAAAGACACTGGAGAGCTCCAGCGTCTTCCTGTAAGTCTCTCTGCCGAGAGAATACAGAACCATCTTGCGATGGTTACACCTGAGTCTGGGGTTGCCCCATACAAGGTTACTGGACAAAACTATCGGCTCATCAAAGATAGTGCCGTGCATTTTGAAGACACAGGTACCATTAGAGGTAAGTTTACCTCTATGCCTATGTCTGCAAAGGCTTAGCACTAAACTCTGATAGCATAGTTCTGTGAGGCGATGCCCCGTGATTCAGCAAACGCTGTTTGGAATAACCACTGTCAACCGTAAAGGTTGACGAGTATCGGGGCATTTTTTGTTGCCAAAAAGAGTATAGGCGAGCAACTTTTTTGTTGTTGGCTTGTACTCTTTTGGTAATATATTTTGTTAATATAGTGTATTATTGTAGGAGTTTAAATTGAAAGAGATTATTGAAATTAGTCGTAATAATAAAACTCGTCAGGTTGTCGAGATTACAACCGTTAAAGGCAAGAAGAACCGTAAGGGTTTGCCTTTTAAGATGTCTCGTACGAGGCATTTGTCTTTGAAATCTAAAAAAAAGGAGAAAATGGATGAGACAAGCAAAGATGCGTAAAATGGCTAAACGCAAGAAAGCCTCAATCTTGAAAAAGATGGGGAGAACAGCCTCCCAGATTAAGCGAAATCTGAAAAAGCAACTTCGTAAGAAGGTGCTATCGTGAACTGGGATAGTGTTATAAACATTGGTATGGTCGTTGTTGGTGTTACAGCAATGATTGTAGCGATGGCTCATTTGTGTTTTGGGGACTTTGAAGAAGATGAAGAGGAGGATATTCTTCCTTTTCATCCTGACGAGGTTCCCAATTTAAACTATGAGTTAGCCGAGGCACAGGTCAAGCGTGCACAGGAATGGCTTGACAAGAATGAAGAGTTAGTCGAAAGGGAACTGGAAAAATTAAGGGAGAGTGACCATACATGTTCTACTACTTGTAGTTGCACAAAGGACGCTCTTAAAACTCTTCAAGACCAGATTGATTTCCAGATGGACCCTATTCTGGGAATGATGGTAGTTAGTACAGCCGTTGAGGTGTTACAGGATATTGTTGATAAAGATGATGTAGACTGGAATGATTTACCTGAACATGAGAAATGGTAATGAATAGCTGGTTATATGACCCTGTACCTCCATGGACTAAACCAGAATTGGTTAATTGGGCTTCTCGCAAGTTTGGGAAGCCCAAGAGTCATTTTAATAAAATGAAAGTTAAGCAATTATGGGCTATCTATTACAAGGACAGGAGACGGAAATTTGATGTTTTTTATAATAAATATAAAATTTAGTCGTTCCCTTGGCTAAGGCAAATATACAAGATTAGGGAATCTTGGCTATGGTGTCCCAGAGAAAACTGGGCATTCCGATGTAGACCTCGTCTGAAGGAATAATCAAACTTGGTGAGGTAGGCGAAGTACAAGCCTTAACTCTCTGGATAGAGAGCCGAACACTGTAGTTTTATTAAATACGCAAGTTGGCAATTATGTTTAACTGGATAGTAGATAATAGTATATTTGTAACACTCTCGTGTGGAGAGTGGCAGGCTTTGTGTAGAATCGTATCGTAATTATGGTTCTATGCAAGGTCTGTTTAAGTAATTTTTTTTTAGTCATTGGGGCATGAATGCCCAGCAAGACAATAAAAATTAAATTTATCCTGTAATTAGCGTGTGTTTTATTCCCTATGTGTGGTTTTTGGGTCTCTTTCGCCCTTTTGTTACGCACATAGGTTTCCTTTTGCATACGCTAATCCTGAGTTGTGCGATTAAGAACTGAGACATCCCCGTATGGTTTGATTCATTTCCATACATCGTCTTTGTTTTAGTATACATTATATTGGACGGTTCGCTATACCGTGTATACTACTGGCAAAATCGCATTTCTCAAAGCTGGGCACTGGTGGGGTTTATACTCCATATATTTGACCATCGGTGTCCAGCACGATTTGAGCCAAAGGGGGTATAAACCTTAGGATGCCTGATTATGTAAGATGATTTTTTCCGACTTCTGAGTCTTATGTATGAACATCCCGTATAGACAACTGTTTATGCCCCCTTTTTAATTTCCAAACTCGTTTATAGTAGTGTCTACTGGTACCTGTGAGGCACGCAAAAGGTCAGACCTCTATATATGGGAATCACGGGAGAGGGAGTAGGTCAGTTAAGCATATGCGATTCAACTCCGTAAGCGAGCCTGCTCCCTCTATGCCATATTTTTATAAAGATTTAGTAAAGAACACGAAACAACTACAAAGGAGGTATAATCGTGACATGTTAAAAGAAAAACCAAGGTTTTCTAAAAGGAAACCAACCGAGTTAACTGTTAAGGGGCTTCAGGAGAAGTTCCCAGATATTGTTAGTGATGTTACATCATATAATAATGGAAAAGTAGCAGTTACAATCCCTAACGGCAGAATCATTTTTGATTCACGCCATAAATAGTGGAGGAAACATGGGTAAAGTTGAAGAGGCTATAAATAAAATGGTCGCTGAACTTATGTTCATAGGTCTTTCACAAGACAAAGCAATTGAAATGATTCATAGTGATATAGACAAAGCAAAAGCAGAAATAGATAAGTATTGGGAAAATGTTGAAATAGAAATTGATAATTACATTGAATCACAAGTCGATTGTAGAGTCGAAGGAGTAAAGTAAATGGAAATCTTCTTGATTCCTATTGGTGTAACTATAGTTATTGTTACACTTACACTCTTGTCAACCTATCTTGGTATGCGTTTAAACCACATGCGTAATAAAATGCGTTGGTGGAGAAATGAGGCATGTCGCCAGAATAGTAGTCTTAGATATCTTTGGAAAAAGAAGGATAAGAAAAAGGATTATATGAAACATACTACGAGGGCACCATGGCAGAGAAAAAACAAGAGGTAAACTATTCATTAATTCAAATAGAATGGTTTACAACAAGAAAAGTCACCATTAAAGGTGAGAAGGTAGAGATTCCTATCGAATGGCAAAAGACGCTATTAGGTATATATCCGAGTTACGATGACGCATTGTATATCTTGAGAAAAGCTCAGGGTAATTACAGGAAAGAGATGAATATACTTGGAAAGAAACCTATTGCGAAATTTTCCATTAGGAAAACTGGGAAACCAGTCACAACCCAGAAGGTAAAACCTCATCGACAACATGAGGAATATCTTCTACAGCAAACGGAGGTCTAATTACTATGGCAAATAGTGACAAACCAACTGTACGCTATATGGCATACCATTCAGGTGGTGTTCCTAAGACTGTGGTAGCGTCCACTCCCGCTGAGATTGCTGAAAAGGAAGGATTCGGTATCGCTGATAGTGATGTTGCAATCTATGTAGGTGGTAAACCTGCAAAGTCTTCCACTCGTTTAAGAGATGGACAGACTGTGTCTTTTCAGAAGGCTAAGCAAGAGTCTGGGAACGGTGGAGCAAGAGTCTTCATCGTCAGTACTCTGAAAGGTTAATTTTTAACTTTTCAGCATAATCGAACACGGGGGGCTGGGAAACAATAACCAGCCCTCACGGTTCACAACTTAAAAGGAGGAAACAATATGTTTTCGAGTGAAACAGCAACGCACGAGCGATTAAATAAAAAAAGTGTAATTAAATATACAAGTAATGTAGTAGATGGCAAGGAAATAACTAACGAAATATCAGCAGTACAACTAATGGAACGATTGTTTTTGAATAAAATCCCAGATGGAGATATCGCTAATAATATGAATTGGTATGATTTTCTAAATGAATATGAATTTATTTATGATAGTCAGAGAGATTATGTATTATGGATAGTACGGGACATACGATTACGGATACGAAAATTTTGGTATACAGCACCTTGCTATGTAGCATTTCCTTTAAGGTATGGACATTTTGATTGGGCTCCTGAGGTATTAAGGTATTTGCAAAAAGCAGAACCTGTATCATATCTCAGAGATGCACCACCAGAAGACGCATATGAACTATGTGAAAATCCATTCTTTACTTTTTATCATCCACATGTAGATAATGGTGGTAATGCTTGTTATGGAAGATGGCATGAAAATATTGTCGATTCCCAGTATAACTCACCATATCAGCAACTGGAAACTATTAGAGGATTTCTTAATGACTATAATGGTCGTAGTACATTCTTTAGTGTAGATGCATATATGTGGGATACTAAGATACAAGATGAGAATACTAATGAAACATTGCGTGGATTTGTATATCCTTATGGTGCTCTCAATCTAGTAAGAAAGGGTGCTCCTGAAAAAGCAATAGCATTAGATAGGAGTCTGAGACAGGTATTTGGCGAAGACTGGATAATTCAATTTTGTGAAGATACTGGTAGAAATGCTATTATCTGGGAACGAGTATTGAATTGGTATATCTATGAAGATAATTCAGAACTCATGGAAAAAGAACCGTGGGCATTTGAACATATGGTAGATGATATCCATAAACAGGCTGAGATTGTTTTAGCACCTTTTGCTAGATATCCACATGGCGATATTTCTGGTGATGAATGGGCAGAACAATATTCTAAGTATGTTACTTGGACAGATTCAATAAGCCATTTAACAGACAGAAGAGTATCAAGTGCAGTCTGTCAATGGATAACTTCTAAATCTGGGTATGACTGGACGCTTGGTGATATGCACGCTTTCATGCAAGGTGTATCAACATGGTATAGACAGAACTGGGGTAATGTTTTAGATGATTTTAAACAAAATTATTTAAAAACATATGTTAGTAGAAGACCCATGGGTTATGGCTTACTTAATGTTCTTTCCAATTTTGGACAGCATGAATGGAATAGGTCAAGCCAAAGAGTGTGTGGTAATTATACTACAATGCTAATGGTTCTTGGAAAGAACCCTGAGCTTGATACTATTATGGACAGTCACGCTAGATGGGAAGTTTCTTCAAGACTATCAGATTCAACTGGTGAATGGGAACTCATTACAAGAGATTTTACCATTGCTACCAATCATGATTATGATAAACTAGAAGAAGAGTCAATGCTACTAGCAGGTAGGTGTTATTGGAATGATGACGGTACCTTTACTGATGGTAGTATGAGTTACTATACTCATGATGACCACCCAAACTTTGCTTGGGTAGACTATTGGAATATGAAGATGAAAAGAGCATGTGAAAGCATGAGCAAAACAGGTAGATACGCACCAATGTCGCATACACAAGACTTTGTGGGAATGATTTTAATTCCCGATACATTAGTTTTGCGTAATCATAACTGGGATGGCTATTATCCTCAAGAAAAGCTAACGAATAGTGAAATATGGCAACAGTTATTTAGCTATTGTCTGAGAAATTGTTCACTGATTGGACCTTACAGGTCATTCGTAATCGAAATGCTTTCAAAGAGTGAATTAGCTGACGAAGACGATAGGGAAATCTTTATGGATGCAATGCATGGTAATTTGCATGACTATGATTCTGATATGCAAGAACTTGTTCTTGATAGTTTCATTGGATGGTTCTATAAAGTTTTCCCAGAATTTCCAAAATCTATTGACGAGGTCAAAGAGTTGAGATACATGATTGATGTGGAAATAATCAAACTGGCTTATAATAGTTGGAAAGACCATTATAAGCAAAAATACGAGGAGTATGAAAATGTACTTACAAGTACCACTAAGAGTGTGGAACAAGGTGACTTATTTTCTAAACAGATTCCCGTCTGAAGAATGGAGTGGACCAGCATGGTACAAGCCAATTCTTAAAAAAGGCGAGAAATTCCCCGTAGGATTTGAATTAGTTCACTTTCATCCTGTTGATTTAGGACATGGCACAGCCACTACTATTGAAGCAGGTGATACAGCTAAGATTCTTACCAAAACATGGAAAGAGTATCCAGAAACTGAAAAGTGTATGATGGGAATAATTCATTCCCATCATAGTATGGGTGCTTTCTTCAGTGGTACAGATAAATCCTGCATAGAAGATAATGCACCACAGGAGAACTTTTATTGTTCTACTGTTGTTGCCAGTGCTAAAGAGAGATGGGCATTTGCATGTGGTTATAAAGACCATTATGATAAAGTTCATATCTATGAAGCTTCTAAAGGTGATGTTAAAATGAAAATGCCACCTGATGAAGAAGAGAGTAAATGGAAATACATTGCAGATAAGATTAAGAAAGAAAAGAAAGAGACGACTGCAGTTGGATTTTACGGCAGAGGAAATGTATACAATCAAGGTACATTTTGGGGACATGGAGACACTCAAGGTTTCAACGGCTATGGGAAGGCTATCAACGAGACTGACCCAGATGAGAAACTTATTGAGGAGATTCAAGAACTTGCTAGTCAGCAAGGTGAACCTGAAGATGCATTCTTGATGTTATTAGCCGAAGCCTATCACAATAACAAATTACAGTATACTGCTTTTGCTGAGCAATTAGAGGCACTTGGTTTAGACCCAGTATCTTTTATAATGGCTTGGAATAAAGGAGAAACTGAATTTGATAAAATAGAAGGAGCTAGAGATGTCATTGCTCTCCCAGAAACATCTGAGGAATCAAGACTTAATTCCACAAGAAAGGCTTGACGATGTAACAGTCGTTGGTCTTGGTGGAATTGGTAGTGCAGTAGTTCAACTATTGGCTATCATGGGATTTGATTTTATCAGAGGTTACGATAACGATTCGATGGAACAACACAACTTTGGAACAACCCTGTATCCAGAGAAATGGTACGACCCTACAGAGTCCAACACTAAAGCTGGATTCGCAAACAGGATAGTTGAAAATTACGGTGGAGAAGATGTGGAAACCCAGATGCTTGTGGAGAAATTCACAGGCACTGGGCAAGTCCTTTCTGATAAAACGATAGTTTGTACAGACGACATGACTTCAAGAAAATGTGTTTATGATAACTGGTTGACAAGAGAAAATAGGCAAGTCTTTATTGATATGCGTATGGACGCTCTAACTATGTCATGCATAACAATAACAAGGAATAGCGATGTTTATGATAAGTACTGGTTTCCTAACGGAGGCTCTGGAGAACAAGCTCCATGTACAATGAAACATACGATATTCTGTGCTAACCTAATTGCTGGAATAGGTGTTACTCAGATGTTTAATTACTTGACTGAGAGACCATTTTTTCAGTATATTTGGCAAGGTCTTTCGCCTTTAGATATAAAGAAAGAAGACTTTTATTGTGGAGAAGATGAACAATCAGATAACATATTAACTGAAGAGGTGTCGTATGAAAATACAAGCTCGTACAGTTTCAACTAATTGGCAAGATGCACCCGGGGGGCTGACTTGGTATTTTATCGGTCAGCCTAAAACGGGTAAAACAACTGCTGCTGCAAATTGGTCAAGTAAAGGTGCCGAAGGTGTCTTAATTCTTGATACTGATTTAGGAGCAGACTTTGTTGATGGAGCAAATGTTGTAACTGTTACATCATTAAATCCCCCCTACGAAGGTGAAGGCGATGATAGGAAAATTATTCCAAACTTGGAAAGAGGTTTTTATCATCGTGTAGGTCCACAGAAGGGAGAACCCATGGAAGTTTATTCATTAGCAGAGGTATTCCTCTGGTTAAAGGATAACTGGCAAGAACTACCATATGAAACTCTGGTCATTGATACGATAGATACTGTCAATCAATGGATAGAGAAAGCAGTATGTGAAGAACTTGGTATAACTGCTATGGGCGAAGGTCAGTGGGGTGCTGACTGGGGTAAAGCAAGAAGGAAAAATGTTGATTTAGTTAAGCGTTTACAAATGCTTATGAAACAACATGGTTCTAACTTGATTTTAACATCCCACTCAAAGCAATCTCAAATGAACGATGGCAAAGTGCAATTAAGCCCAGAACTCCCTAGAGGTCTAGGTTACGCACTATGTGCTAGAGCTGATGTGATTGGGTATAGTACGGTTGTTAAGGATGAAATTATACCTAATGTTTCTTTTCAAGCTTATGATGAGAGAACAGTTGGTTCTAGACTAAAACCATTGAATGGGAAAATACTGCCTTTTACCTACGATGACATTACAAAGGCAATAACTGAATACAAAGATGAAGGAGAAGAATAACATGGCGTTATTACAAACCAAAACATCTTCTGTCAAGAATGATTTTACTGGTTACTTTGAGGCTGGTATAATCAAAGTTGAAGACAGGTCAGACCAATATGATTGGGCTGATGTATGGATTGATGTCCATTTCAACTTAAAAGGGAGTCAATATCCCCAAGTTCATAGTATCAAAGGTTCTTTTGATAAAGAAGCCGATGGTACTGTGAAAGTCAATAAAATGGTTAGACAATTTAACTATTTTAAGGATGCTATTGGTTATGAAGGTGGTATTAACACCATGGGAACTTGGGAAGATGAAGAAGGTGGTGTCATTGACAACATTGAAACATCTCTTAATAACCACATAAACAATATGAATGGTTCTGACAATCCTATGTTAGAGCCACCATTTGACTTCTATATATATCTTTACAAAGAAGCCCCTAAAAAGGCAGGAGCAAAGGTGTATAAAAGAGTTCTTGGCAAAATATGCTCTAATGATGCAAAAGGGAAAGCAGAACTAACTAGTTATGTTACCTATATGCAACAAAAGCAGTATATTAAGGAGGCGTCCGATGAGGATGTTGCCAACACTACTACTTCAACCACGACATCTGCATCAGGCGATGATTTGCCGTTTTAGTGCTTTGTCGACAACTATAAACTATAGTTAATTCTTCACGGAAATACTATGGCACTATATGTTGAAGTAGCAATAGGGAGTCCTCGGCAACGGGGACTCCTTATGACCCTTGGGGAATACGAGAAAAATCTTAATGAATTTTTTGACAAGGGGCAGACTATGCCTATCTATCGGTCTCATTATTTATATGATGATACTGCAGTAGACTTTGTTAGAACTCATCATTCTTTAAAAGATTATATGGGTAAACGCTATACTGATAGCATACTTATAGATATTGATAAGAAAGATAATTCTGATGAGTATACTTTAGAACAAGCAAAGTCTGCAGTAAGAGAGTTAATGGAATTAGGTTTAAAACTTGGTAATTATAAAATCTATTATAGTGGAACTGGGTATCATATAATGGTATGTTCTGATTGTTTTGGATTTGAGCCACATGAGGATTTACCTTACATGGTTAAACAAACCATGACTCAATTAATAGAAAGTATCGATATAGACCCTGCTGTTTATATGAGAACATCTATTTATAGAGAAGAGGGTACTAAAAATCCTAAATCAAATTTATTTAAAACTCTTATGCCTTTTGAATCTTTCATTAGTATGAAGTTTGAAGATGTTAAAGAACTGGCAAAGACACCATCCCGTATTGATTGGGAAGATGCTATGTGGGGAGATGGTTCCCTACAAACTAGTATAAAAACCAATGTTGAGACAGTAAGAGCCTTTAAAGCCGTTCAGGAACCTACAAAAGTTGTACCATGTGTACAGCAAATGTGGAAAGAAGGACCTCAATCTGGTACTCGAAACAATATAATACTCAGAATTGCATCACACTTTAGAAGAAATGGTATACCAAGTGACGCTACTAAGGCTGCACTTTTATATTGGAATGATAATCAATTATCTGAAAACATTATTCTGGAGAAGGTCGAATCAGTATACAATAATGGGTATCAATATGGATGTCAAGACCCAGAGATGAAAGCACGATGTCAAACACATTGTATTCATTACAAGAGAAAGGACTATACAATTAATGTACAGGACTTCACACAATTACAGCAGAAACTAGAAGAAAGACTGTCTACGGATTTCAGTGGAAGAACTATAGATTTATCAAAAATCTTTGGACTTCCTAATTTAGATTGTACGATATATCCCGGTGAGTTGGTAACCATCTTTGGTCCAACTGGTGCTGGTAAAACAACAGTTGCTCAAAATATAGTCTTAGGTTATAACGCTTCACAAGATAGAATAGACCCAGACCAACAACTAAATACATTATATTTAAGTTTAGAATTGAGTGATTGGTACATGCATAAAAGACACATTCAAATAGTTGCTGATGTAGATAAACAACAAGTAGAAGCAAATGCAAAGCAGATAGCAGATGACCATAAAGAATTATTAGACCATATAATTATACAAACCATACAACCAACAGTTGAGGATATTGCTCATAAGATTAAAGAGTTAGACCCTCAAGTTGTAGTTGTAGATTACATTGACTTGATAGATGCTGGTCCTTCTCACCGTGGTGAATATGAAGGTATTAGATATATAAGTCATAGCTTATCTAACATGGCAGTTAATAATGATATAATAATTATACAATTATCACAGGTAAGTAGAGAATATTCTAAAAATGATGTTCTTGATTTATATGCTGGTAAAGGTAGTGGTGCTATTGAAAATGCTAGTCGTAAAGTTATTGGGATTAATGGGCAATCCAAAGACCCAGTAAAACTACTATCATTGTTTAAAAACTCAGATGGAGAACTCTTTGAGGATGTTCCTTTAAGATGGAGACCATCATTTAGATTAAGGAGAGACTATGAATAACGATAAAAAGCAAACTGCAAAAGAGCTTATTGGAGACCATATGGATTTAATGCTTAGGATGGAACTCGAAGAGGAATCTAATCTTCCTGCTTTATTAGAAGAACAATCCTTGATACAAGGAAAGATTAAGGACAAGGCTGATGGCATTGACTTTTTCTCACAAAATATCAAGGAAAGAGAATATCTGATAGACGCAGAGATAGAGGCTCATAAAGACGAAATTGCTAGGTTACGAAATAGGAAAAATGCCTTAACTAGAACTTCTGATTATCTTAATAAAGTTTTACTACCAATGTTGATAGAAGAACTTGGAGATGAAAATGGAGTTTTAGAAACTGATACTGCAAGGTATAAGTTGTACGAAACATTTGGTTCGGTCATTGTACATGACCAAAATGCACTCCCAGATGATTTCATAAAAACTGAAATAGTGCAGAAAGTAGATAAAGCAAAGTTACGCAAAGCTTGTATGTCCTTAGCAAAGGATAATAAAGATATGCCTGACGGAGCAACAATCAACAAGGTGAAACGAGTTAAACGCTCATGAAATTCGTCCAAATCCAATCAGGGCAGGGTTCTCTCATGGTATATTTATTATGGGGAACCTTGTCCTTTGGGGTTATTGGTTACGACAGAGAAGAAGGAAACTATATCCTTTTTAATATCATCTTGTTTAATTTAATAGAAACCTCAATAGAACTAGGAGTAAGAAAATGAGACTATTATACAATCCTTTCAAAAAGAAAAAACGCAGTAATGGACTGTGGAAAAAGTTACAAACTTTAGGTAACTTCACATGGGCTAATAAAAAAGCCATTAAAGCTCTACAACATAAAGTAAATGAGCTTGAGTTAATGGTTGAAAGCCTTTGTAAACCTAAGAAAAGAGGAAGACCTAAGAAAAATGCCTGATTTAATGCCAATTGGTGGAGACCCTGCTGAAAAAGAGTGTAGCCTTTGTGGCAATACTGACACAGTATGGGAAGAATACGGCACTTCTGAAAGTGATGATTCTGAACTAGGTGTTACTTGTAACACTTGTGAGAATGCTGAATTTCCAGAAGAGGGCTATGAGAATATAGACTAAACTTAAGGGGCTCTCCACTCTTCTCCACAACTAGCTAATGTCGTCATGGTCATTAGACTTTCCTTTGTGGAAGCCCCTTTATTTTCCTAAAGGAGGAAATTATGGAATGGTTAGAAACATTCGTAGAAGAACAACATTTTCCTTTTTATGAATTTTTATGGCTATGTATGCTCGGCTTATGGTGGAGCGTCATACTCAGATTAAATCGTATAGAAGAAGGTGTTAATGAGGCTAAAGAAGCCGATGTCGAATTGTTAAATTACCTTATGGATGAAGGTTAATGAGTACGCTTAAAGACCTAAAAGACCAAGAAAAACTAGCTCAAATGTTAGTTGATAAGTTTGATGGTACGATAGATTCAGATGGAGACTTTCAATTGCGTAATACCAATAGAATAGATATTGCTCAAGTAAAAGCCGAAGAATATCTCGATTCAAAGAATATCATATATAAAAACATAGGTTTTGACTCAAAAGATGATAGAATACCTAGTGCTATGTGGTTTCAAGTTCCAAGCTTTTTAAGATGCATGCCTGATTTATTAGTTTACGCTTCCAATTCTATTAGTTTCCTTGAGGTCAAGGGCTGTAGAGATGAAGTTAAGTTTAAGATAGATGATTTGCATGAATATAACTTATGGAATGGTATTGCACCTGTAAGGTTTTTTGTTTATAGTAATACAGAAGATGAAAAATGGGTATTGAGTTTGGCAGATGTATGGAATAGATTGGGTAGTGGTAAATTTGGTAAATACGAAGATAATAATAAAATATACTTAGCTATAGATTGTAAACAATTGGAAGATTATAAAAGATGAAAAAAGAAGACTTTAGAACTGTACTCCAACCCGTACATGGTGCTTATTGGCAGCGTGCCTATAAGAAACTGTTGCGTAAAATAAGCACCCTAAAGTCTTCTTTAAAAAGAAGGTCAATTGAAAATGATGTAAAATTCGAGATTGAACTTGTTGAATTAAAAAAGATGTTTTTAGATATATACGGTACTGAATGCAAATATTGCAGTAAGATACTAACATTTAGAAACATAGCATGTGACCATATTATTCCACTATCAAAAAGTGGAGATAGCGTAGTGGAGAATTTGCAATTAATTTGTAAGACTTGTAACACACGCAAAGGTCCATTGGATGAACAAGACTTCACAATGCTTATTGACTTGGTAATAGAATTACCTGAAGAAATAAGTGAATATGTGATGAGAAAATTAGCCAAAGGAGGAAGATACTAATGGCAGTTAAAACAATGTATTGGAATGGTACAAAATTAGACTTACCTGATGGTAACAGAGAGTCTGCTAGTCCATTTGGTTCTCACTTAGAATTGTTAAAATTTTATGTTAGAATGTTGGGTGAAGGAAAAATCAAAATTGGTAGTTCTGGTTTTAAAAGAATGTGTGAAATTAAAAATCGTGTAGCACAAGAAGAAAAACAGATGCTAACTTTCAACCCTGCTTTAGAAGAGAACACTAAAAGAAGAACATTTATTAAAGACCTTATTGAAATGGTAAATAAGGCAGAAGAAAGTTTAAAATAGATTAACTAAACATTACAATTAATAACTTTAAAGCTTGATGGGGAATACATAAACTATCAAGATGTTTGGAAGTGCGTGTTATGTACTGTGAACTTTTGTTATTATAGGAAAGGATGGTTTGACAAATGATAATTAGGTTGGCATTTAATTAGAAAAATAAAACTTAATCAAAACCGATTGTATTGTTTGGTTACACAGGGGAGCGTCATTCTACGATTAACAGTAGTTGCTCCCCACACTTTTTAAATAAGGAGAAGACGAGTATGAGAAAGCTAATAAGTGCAATACTATTTTCTAGTGATATTGAATTATCCAAAGAACAGAGGGTAACATTATCTGGGAAAATAGAAGATGCAATAAAATCACAATACGACTTCAATCACAAAACACAAAGAGAGCCACTAAGTAATACGGCTAATCCTAGAGAACATAACACTGCTGTTGTTCGTTTAACACAAGAAGAGTTACATACTTTAGGAATGACTGTAGAAGACAAAGAACTTTCTGTTTTCTTCGGAGGTCTATCTAATGAATTAGAAAAGATGGAAGAAGAAAGAAGACAGGAGGAAATGAAAGCTAGAGGTGTTGATTTTTGTGAGCCCGGTGTAAACTGTGAATAAAAAAAGCGAAGCCCAGAAACACTGTGCCAATTGGGACTGTGGTAAATGTATGGGTGTGCTTTTTATAAGAGGAGTTGACTCAGGACAAATCTATCAAAGGGTTAATAAAGGTTACTATAACAAAGAATGCTTTGTAGAATTGAAAGAAGGATGTCAGTATTTCAAGAACTGTGTAAGACCTGTTCTTACTCAGTAGACTCGTAAGTCTGCTAGTGGGGTGTATGCTCTCTTATACCCCACTTTTGAAAAATTATACCAAAATTTAAATCTGGTTTTTTTTATTTTAATTAGAGAGTATGCCCATCAGGATTTGCAATTTTAGTTGAAAAAAATTCTACTGGAAAGTATCGGAAAGTTCTTGCTCACCCTTCATGCCACCAAACACACTCCATGCTATTAAACCTGATGCAACAACTGGATTGGATACAATACCTAAGGACCTGTTAGCTGCGTACTTTAAAAAACGGGTTGGGTTTTCAGTAACTGCTCGTTGAAGAAAGCGTAAGTTCTTTAAACTCAACATCTTATTATACCCATCCTTTAATAAAGTTCTCTTAACATCACCTCTTATTAATCTGTTTTGTTTTAAGTCATCAAGACCAGCCTCATATCTACCCTTAAAAGGATTGCTATTTGTCATAGCTGGTCTACCTGATAATAATTTACCTGTCTTTCCATTATAAGTTTGATAATGCTCTTCTGCTATCAATGGAACATTCCTTTGTACACCTGATTCAACACTATATAATAAGTCACTAAGGTCACTTGTTACTGTCCTCATAGCAACCTTTGGTACTGCACTTCTAGGTTCTGCAAATGCTCTAAACTCTGTGGTCATATTAATACCACCTTCAAGATAACTCTTTGTGACCCTACCCATACCTTGTATAGTAAAGTTACCTCTACCAGCACCAAATGCTTTAGTAAAAGCACCTTGTTTTTGTGCTTGTTTAAGCATGTCATCAGCAACTGCTTTACCATATTTATAAGATAATCTATTATAAAGCTTTAGCCCCTTATCACTGAGTTTTTGAGACTTCTTCATTCCTTTCCATTCTTTGTACTGTCTTTTGAATACCTCATCATTAGTTTTTTCAGACCATTCTTTTAAGTCCCTAGTTGTAAAGTTATACTTATGAGGATTGTACTTTAGATTGTTACGAATATGAGACCTAACCTCTGATAGTTTGTAATTATGATTTCCTGCTAGATGAGCTATGTCTCTACCTATTCCTTGGAATACTCTGGATGGCTGTCGCTTGATAACATTATCATGTACATTAGTATTCCTCATGAAATTTATTACAGTATTATCATTCATTAATGTTGGGGCAAGCCCGGGCACTTTAAGGGCACTTGCAACCTTTTTACCAACATCATTAACACTTCTTTCCCATTGGTTAAGACCCGGAGTATCAAAGAACTTTTTTAAATCTCCCCATCTATAAGCACCTTCCCAAGCATACCCAGCCTGAGCTAATCTTCTTTTACTCCAAGGTTTATTAGCCCACATAGCATGGACCTCATTCTTTGCTATCTCATGTCTCCATTTTCTACCATACTCACCTGCCTTTTCAAATTCCCTCATAGCATTACTATATAATACTGAAGCTTTCGCTTTGTTTAACATCATCCTTCTATTAAATGCTCTTATTTCATCAGGAGTTTGTGGATTCATATGTTTTAACATTCTTTCATAATTGTTTCCACCTTGTGACCAACTTGCTATCTGTCTTTCAAGAGATGCTGTTGTCTTATCTAAATTAAAGTTTATTTTCTTTGCTCTCTCTTGTTTGAAATGCCACAAAGCTTCTTCAGCAGTAGTGTTAGGACTATTAGGAAAGTTGTTATTTTTATATCTATGATACTGAGTAACTGCATCAATAGGCTTACCCGTTCTAGGGTTCCTTACATCATTCGCATTTAACTCAACCTGTAGTTTTTCAAATTGAGTTTTGTTTTGTATCTTTTTTAATTCTTTATTATCAAGAAGAGTTAAGTCTACATTGTTTCTTAATTGTTGCTTACCACGAATAGCACTGCCTAAGTTTCTTTTTATACTAACCATTTTTTGGTTACCACCAAGAACCTTTGATTCAAATCTAGTCATGTCATCAAAAGGTTCAAGATTATAATAACCCTCAGAGAAATTAGCCATGTTTCTACCAGCCCATGCTATTGCTGGTTTAGCCATAGTACCTGCTAACATACCAGTACCCAATGCAGCACCTATTTCAGCATTACTATACTCTTCACTTTCACCACTGCCAAAAGCATTAACTGCTGCGTTAATTCCTGCACCAACTGGTACTCCTATCATAGCACCTAGTAATCCATGTGTTCCAAAATACATTAGGCTTCATCCTCCTCTTCACCTGTTGTAAAATACTTAGATACCTTTAATCCCGGTGGAGTCCAGAACTCAGTACCTTTCTCTTCTTCTTTCTTTCTCTTAGTAGATAATCTTTTTGATGCTACTACTGGTAGACCTGTCATCTTATCTAATCCGTAGTATGGATTCTCTGTTAATCCACCCGGACCAAAGAGGTCTCTTGCTAACCTACCAAATGGGAACATTGTCCAGATATAATAGTTAGACATTTTCTCCCAGTCTCCATTAATAAGACCGTTAAGTATTGGTCCTGTTAATCTAGCACTAGGTGGTGTTATTAACTGTAATGGTGCTACCTGTGAAGGATAAGCACCAAAGAAAGCCCTGTCCCTGTCCTTCTCATCACCAAACATCCAATCAGATAAATCTTGGAACCAAGCATAAGGCTGTGGCATCTGTGAACCGAATAATGAATACATAAACATAGAACCTAATGCTAATGAGAATGCATCTGATATAGCAAGTCTTTTAAACCTTTGAAACTCAGGAGTGTGCTCATTTATTCCTCTTTCACTTGCTTCTCTTATTACTTGATTTCTAAATCTTACACTGTTCCAAGCCCATAACTGAAACCTAGTTAGTACCTTACCCATTGCAGTTCCTGCAAACATTGGTCTAAATGGTACAGAGTATAAGAACTGGGTCGCCTTAACACCTCTCTTACCCATCTCTATTAAGTAAGGATGGTCCTTAGGTAGTATTCTACCACCAAGTTTATCTCTTGCTTGTATATAATGAGCTATAAATGAATCCCTACGAAGAGTTCTTTCAGGTATAGACATAAACTTACCTGCTATATCTGTCATAGTCCTAGTTAAACCATGTCTCTTCATCATATCCCTAAGGGTAACATCAGGTAGATTAGGGTCCTTATTTAATGCTTGTTTGAAATCCTTTAAAAAACTATTCCATTTAACACCAGTTAATTGTGGGTTGGCACCAACCTCCCTAAGTATAAACTCTTCAATGATGCCAAGCTCTCTTACCCACCTATTAACATCTTCCCAGCTTTTAAACTCTGGGTCAATAGTCTTCCTAAGATAATCAAGACTTCTTGCTTTTCTAAAATTATTCCAACCCGAATTAATGATAGTCATTTGAGTACCACCTAGATAATTACCAACGCTTGATTTAGGATGGGCTAACAATGTAGCAAGTGCATACTTTGCTTCCATGTTACTCAAGTTAATTACTGTTTGTGCATCTACCTTATTCAATGCTTTTAATTCTTTTGGTAGATTACCCTTCCTATCTTTTAACTTAAGTATATCAGCCATCTTATCTAGTCTTCTGGCTACTCTATTATCTGCTAACGCACCATACAATGTACCCTTTATTTTCATATCTTTATTATCATACATAGCATCAGGTATCTCAGCAGGGAACCCTAATGATTGCTGTGCATATAGCTTAAAGAAATTCATCCAACTTGTTTTTAAATTCTGTGGCATATCAGGATGTTTCTCTGCAAAACTCATGATAGATTCACGAGCCATTATCTGTCCTATTGAACGATAGAATGATTTATAAATACTATTAGTGTATTCAAGATAGGCTTCTGGTCCCATGTTCCATCCATCAACATGGCTTTCTCTTGAGAATTGATTACTAATTCTTGATAGCCCTTCAAACCATCCCATCTCTTTTTTAATTTCCTTACCTTGTTGCATTCTTATAATAGCATCACTAACAACTTCCCAACTATCATTCATAGGGTCTCTCTCTGCAAAGTCACCAGATAACTGCTTACTTCTTAGATATAATTTAGCAGCCTTCATTTCTTTTTCTTCTTTAGGTAAGTTACTACGCCAAATTGCTTTAATCTTTTGAGCTAAGTCACCAACAATAACATCCCTCTCAAACATTTTACTTACATGAGGATAGTATCCATAAATTGCTTTCTTTCCATTAACATATCTAACCTCACCAAGTGTACCAGTAGGAGTAATCTCTTTCTTTAATAACCTAGCAGATAGATTTCTCGAATCAGTATGGTTAATTCTACCTGTTCTTTCAGTCTTTCTTTCTTGTGCTCTTAACTGACCCACCTGCATACTTAACATTAATTTTCTTATCCCATCTATACCAAGTTGATTCTCTGGAAAAGCTTCTCCATGTCTCAACTTCTGTGTAAAGTACTCTATAACTTTCTTTCTACTTACAACTGGAATGTCTGTTATCTCTGCTATCCCTGTCTTGTTATTGATTATCTTATAATAGAGTGGTCCTCTTATAGTTTTTCCACCCTTCTTCCACTTCATTGGTCCCCATAGTTGGAACTCTTTTTCCATGAAACCTTCTTCTCCTTTTAGGAGTTGATGGTTCTCTGCATTCTTTACTGCAATTAGTTCCTGTATTTTTTTACTTATCTCTCCAGCAGTCAATCTTTTACCATCAGTTAATGTAAGTAATCTACTTTGAGTCTCATCCCAGTTTAATTTTTCATGCCATTTCTCATGTCTTTTTATATAAGTCTGAGCAAATGATTCTGATAGTTCATCAAACACAGGGTTTTTTCTTAATTGTTTTGGTACATAATCTGCTTCAAACTTAGCAACTGAATACCACCATAGGTCTTCACCTAGTTCTGTATTGAGATATCTTTCTACTGAATCATTCCAAGCTCTCTCTTCTCTTTGAGTCTGCATAGTTCCAATCTCTGTACTTAAGTGAATACCATTCTGTATCTCACCCATCCATCCCTGCATTTCTTTTGCTCTACCAGTAATCCAGTTACCATACTTATCTCTATATATAGTTTCTGTATCAGCCCACTTAGCTTCATACCTTGTTATGTTTCTATCTATAGCCTCTGGAAACATTCTATAATTCCTAGCTTGTAAGTCAGGGAATTTTCCTTTCTTAATGCTATCTTTAAAATTTTGAAACCAAGTCCCTCTCCTATATGATTTAAATATATTATCAACAATCTTCCAATCTTGTAATGTCATAACATTGATATCTTTATTAACCATACCTCTGACTATAAGGTGTAAATCCTCTGCAGTCTTTGGACCATAATAATTTAAATGGTCTTTTAGGCTATTTAATATCTTCCTTGCTTCAGGGTCTGCCTTTATTTTTTCATACTTAAGCAGGTCTTCAAAAGGAACATAATCCTCCATCCACTTTTGAGTCTTACGACTATAGTGCCTTTGCTCTATTGCTATACCTTGCAATCTTTCACCTTGCTCATTAAACAAAGGTTGCTTGGCATTTTCTTTTTCAAGCTCTTTTAATTGTGCCTCAGCAACCCTTGTATCCCGTAAGCTATCCTCATATCTAAAAGAATTATAAGCTTCTTCCATAATATCCATCTGTCTCTTAATGATATGGTCACTTACTTCTTTAGATGCGAATCCCACTTTATTAAATTTTGTATTATGTAATTCCCTAGCCTTCTGGTCTCTAAATTCCTCAAGGTTCTTAACCTGTTGGAACCACCTAGTACGCTCTGGACCTTTCTTTGGTGGTCTTTGTTTTATTATAACATCAATAAGATTATTCATCTTCCTTACTCTTGCTGGCTCACCAATTTTCCAACTAGATATTAATAGAGAATCAAATAGGTCTTGTTCTGCTTGAGTCATATTATCTTTTTCTCTTCGGATAAAATTATCAACTCTTCTTTGGTCCATCTCTCCAGAGGTTCTTTCACCTGCAATTAACTCACTTAATTTTTCTATTTGTTTTCTCTGACCATCAGACATTTCAATATCTTCTAAGGATGCTACCATATCCCTTTCTTTATCAAGCTTTTGCCTCAATCTTTGAACCTTATCAGATAGTTTTGCTAGTTCTTGAAATCTTTTACCACTTATAGAATCCCTTGCCCATACTTCATTAATAAGTCTTGCACTTGCCCAGTCTCCAAGGTCATTACTAATAGCATCACTAGACAACTTAAGTAGTTCATCTACCATTTTAGCTCTAGTCTTTGTATCCATCATCTTGATTCCACCAGACAATTGAATCATATCTTTTTCTGAAATCCTATTAGACCTATGTCCATCTAATGTCCAATGTTTTTTAGCACCCCTCTTCCTTGCTTTTCTGTGTGCTCCAAATGCTATTAACTCCCCAGTATCAGCATCTCTTTTGACTACATCATTATAAGCATGATGGTCTTTTCTCATATCTTCTGTTATTATCTTATCATACTCTCTCGCTGCCTTTTCAATAGTCATGCCCTTTAACTTTTCAACTTGATTCATAAGAGTTATATCAGGATTATGTTTCCTAAAGAAATTATAAAACAAGTCAGCGTTCTCATTAACTAACTTAGAAAAACTAGGTGACTCTGGGTCATCTGACCATATATGTCTGTTCCTACTAAAGACTTCAAATATTTTATTTTCCAATACCAACTGTAGTGGTCTGTTCATAGTGATACTTAATGAACCTGTAGGCTTATCTCTTCCTAATAGAGATTGTATATCTTTATACTCAGCCTTGCTAAATGTCTCTGCTATTCTTTCATACCAACCAGCTAATCTATTTGAATCAATCCTGTGGACCATGCTATCATTCCAATCTAATCCTCTAACTAATTCTGCAATCTTAGTATGGAATGCATTGCCAAATCCAATCTCCTCTGTATATGGTAATTCTTTATAAGCTCTTTCCATTGTGTTGTAAAAATCATAAAAACTATGTTTGTTACCTGTCTCTAAATTCCTACCAAAGGATGCTGAGTTAATAGCAGACATTGTACCAGCACCAATCTTCTTTCTTTCTGATGTACTTAATTGGTCATTCTCCCTCCATCCTTTAAACTCACCAGTGACTCTGTCATAACTTGCCTTTCTCATTTTAAACAAAGAATCAAATACACTATTATAAAAAGTATCTATGTTCTTTAAACCAGCCTCATCCATAGGGTCAGATGCTAATGCAACAGATGCTCTAGCAATCTTTCTGAATTTCTTTAACTCTGCCTTGCTTATTCTAGGAGTAACTTCCCACAAAACCTTACCATCTCTAGTTTTCTTAACTAACTTTGGCTGTCCTGTATGCTCTAGGTATGTTCTTATTTGGTTATAAGCACCTAGTAGGGTCGCTCTATTTACAACAGCAGGACCAAGCATAGCCCTACCCTCATAGGCTGCTTTACTTGCTTGATATCTCATGAGTGGAGAGAACCTTAAAGAATAACTTTTAATCCTACTTAAAGTCTCAGGATTATCTTCAGCTAGAAGCTTACGCATATCTTCAGGTTTGTTATGTTCTATCTCTATTTCTCTGTCGGGAGCCTTCTCTTCAAGTGCTTCATTAAGTATCTCTTTAACCTTCTTATTTATACCCGGGTTTTTCCTCTCTCTATTACCTGCTACATTTAAAACTTTTATACCTTCTTCTATTAAAAACTCATTTAATTCTCTTGGAGTTGGATTTTCTATATATGGTTTACCATTTTTTATAGCAAGGTCTTTAGTTAACTTACTCCCGGGTGAACTAGTAACACCAAATATAACAGTACCATCTGAGTCCATAATGTTTTGTTCAGTTCTAGGTCCCCATTTCTTTTCCCTACCAATATACCCCTTGGTCTGCTGGTCAGTTATTTCTACCATGCCATACTTATCTTTATACTCTGGTTTTTTACCACGGTCTGTAGCATAATCTTTAGGTGCTGTACCACCTGACTCCATCCCTCTAGCTACAGCAACTTCATTACCTGCAATATCAGCACCAGTCTGACCACCACTAATAATCTTTACAGTTGGGACCTTACCTTGGGAACCATCGCTACTATAAAACTCACTTCTTTGATTATGATATGCATTTTTCCAACTATTCTTAAATCCCCACTTCTTATCACCAAAAAATATAGATGCTTTATCACCGTCTAAATCGGCTCCTCCCAGTGCTTCCATAGTTCTTGGATGTAACACCACACCATAGCCTTTTCTGCCCGTAAAACCAGCAAATTTAAGCTTATGAGCCCCACTGAGTGAGTCCATAGGAGTCCTTACTGCAATAGCAGTGAACAAATGTTCATATCTTCTCTTAACACCCTTGGATAAATTACCTCTTTGATATGTTTCCCACATCTCACCAAGAGTTGGGGTACTACCATCTGCTAATCTCATTTGTTTATCAGCATAACTATCATCTAAATAAAATATATTATCATTCTTCTGAAGCTCAGGTAGTTTCTTTTGTAAGTAAGAATCATAACCAACCATTCTTGCACTAATACTATTAGTCATCTTTGGTTTAACTATTTGTGCTAAGATATAATTTCTTAATACGGATTGTCTATAGTTATCTCCTACCTTATGTAGTAGTGGAGTTAGAGAACCGGGTTTTAAAGATGTCATTCTATCAAAGACAGAGGACCATTCCATTGCATCTAATTTTATAGCATGACCTTGTTCTCCAGAAATCTCACCTTCTGCTATTAAGTCATTAACAATGCTTTCATTAACTCTAAGTATCTTATTGTATGCCTTAACTGCAAAGGACTCATTAGTTGGGTCATTGATTAGTTTTAATAACTGTGGCACACCTAAATCTTCTATGTTCTTAAGTATCTTTCTTTCTATCTTTTCATTTGGCATACCCTGTAATTGTTCAGCTAATGAATTTATCTCAGGGTCTCCTTCAAATGACCTTCTACTTGCTCTCTCAAATATCTCATCTATAACTCTGTGCTTTATAGGTTTATACCCAAATGGAGTTAAATTAGATTGCATTTGTTTTGGTAGTCTAGCATCTTTCTTAGACTTATCTCCAGTTATTTCTGAAGTTACAGTTCTTATACTTTCTATTGGTAAATTATTAACATCCCAATTTTTAGAGGCTCTTCTTTCTAGTGAACCATCAGCTTTATATAATTTTATATTACCATTGCTCCATTCCCATCTTTCATACATAGGTCTTGAACCCCATTGTTTAGCAGCACTTTCTGGGACTATCATATGTATATTATTAGCCCTCATTGCTTCGGCTAATTCTGAAGGAGCACCCTTAAATTGATATTTACCAAGCATAGCACCATGTTCAGCACTCGGTGATACTATAAAAGATTTATTAACATTACCTTCTAATGGTAATCCTTGTTCTAAGTTATGTGCTTTAACTAATTCAGGTAACATAATAATCTCACCATCCATTGTGTGGACATATTCTTTAGCCTGACTACTTAAAAAGGTTTTACCTTTTGTATCTTCATGTAATATAAATCTATAACCCTCATCTGGAATTGGGATACTAGCTTCTTCAGAGGCAACTCTCTTTATAAATGCTGGGTCAGATGGAGTTCCATTAGTAAACCATATTTGTGAACGCTTATTAAATGCTTTAGCATCTCTAATCATACCCGGCATACCAAGTTGTCTTATTGCTTTCTTAGTAAAAGGAAGCCCGTTCATACTTAAATCATACATTACATTATTTAAAAATGTCCTATCGAATAACTTACCAGCCTGTTGCTTATCGTAACCTCTACTTCTTTGGTCATAATTTCTACTACCACTTGCCATAATGTCTTGCCAAAGCTTTTTTTCTCTTGCATAAAGAGCCATTACATCTTCTTTTTCTCTAATAGTTCCCTCTCTAAACTGTCTATCAACTTCTTTTTGTAGGGTGTCTAATATTTGATTTCTTAAATTCTTTTCTCTTCTTGGTACAGTAGAGCCCTCAAAGAACATCTTTGTTTTAATGCCCGGATGTTGCTTAACAAAGTACAGTCTTTCAGCATCCCCTCTACCACCTAAGTATAGATAACCTCTTTCGTTAAGACTCCTTAGTGTACTCTGCATTATATTATTATATTTTGCTTCTGTTTCTCTTGCTATAAATTTTTCTTTTACTGTCTTAAGTTCTTTACCACTAAGACCTTGAAACATTCCTTGCTTAGCTTGTAGTTGAAATAAATCTTTAGCATCTTGAGTTAGATTTCTTCTCAAATCAGAGAAGCTTTCTTCTTTAAAGTACTTACCACCTGTTTTAACATTACTAACTACATGGTCAACAACTAAATAAACAGGGTCTCTAGGGTCGTGTCTTAATCCTGTATGCTTATGTATCTCATTAGCATAGACACCTTCTAATATCTTAGCAGGTTCTCTTAACTGCTTACTATTTTGAGCCATATTCATAGCATCTGGTTCAAGATTTTCATTTAATATATGTAATCTATTATCAGGCTCTAGTATTGTCTGTCCCCTTAATTCAGGGTCCATCCTATTGCGTCTTCTTTGGGCTCCCTTAATATCAAGTACAATAGATGCAACCTGTACTGGCTTATTATACTTCCTAGCTTGTCCCCATTTAGTCCAATAGTTCCATTCTTCATTACCTTCAACTATATTCTTTTTATACTTTTTATTAACCCATTTAATCATTTCTTGAGCAGGGTTTTCTGTATCTTGAAGTCTAATATTACGCTCTACAACATCATTCCATTTTCTATTAACAGTTCTCCAAGCATCCTCTAGTGCTAATTGTTTATCTGGAGCATCCTTCCATTCATTCTCTAGGAATCTTTCAACATAATGTCGTGTCTTTGTAAATAATGCTTCATAGGCTTCAGGTTCTCTTAGTTCTGGATTCATATCACCAGTATTACCAGTAGTATCCCTACTCTCTGTTAATTCTTCTTCTGGTCTCCTTACTCTTTCTACTACCTCACCTTCGTATATTTCCTTAGCCTTGCCTTGTGCATCCTGCATTGCTTTGAGCTTGTTATAGTCATCCCTATAAAGTAAATGCGATATTACACCACCTTGTTTTATATCTTGTTCTACTATACCTCTTACAATACCTTTAGTCTCACTATCCAATGTCTTCCAACCCTCAACTAATTCAGGGTGTGGAGTTCCAAGAGTATCAGTTTCAGGGTCTCTGTACTCTGTTTTCATCTTCCTTAGGTGTTCAATAGCCCTTCTATTCTTAACATACATTTCCTGCTGTCCAAAGAAAGCACCTAGTAAATAATCATATATTTGTTCTTCGGTAGTAGCACCTCTTAGAGTAGCAGGTAAACCCATCATTAATGAACCTGCTATACCCTTTAATGCTTTTTCATTAATCTGGGCTTTAGTTAATTCTTTTAAAGGAGTTCCGGGAAGAACTGGTTTTGCACCGGGTACTCTAATCATATTACCAATAGCCCTGAAGCCTGCACCTGCTACAGCACCTCCAAACATTGAGTCTGCTACAACACTTAATCCCTCTTGCCAAGCAGATACACCTGATGCTACACCAAGATTAACAGCACCTTCTACCATGTCCCCAGTTCTAGTACTCATAAACTGAGTAACGGCATTTACTGCCTCA